CAAAGGTCTAATACACAACAGAGGCAACCGTCTGTTCAATTTGAACAAAATACAGGAGTCCCTCCTATTAATCGTTATGGTACGATTCAAATGAAGGATGCAATTACGTTGATTACTCTTAGATTGGCAAAACTAGAGGAATTGACTGGTTCTCCTGTATTTAATTCAATACTTGAAACAGGTGGTGTATCAAATGACTCTACAACTGATGCAAATACAGAAATAATAGATAATATTAATGAACGATTAAATAATCTTGAAGTAAATATTACAGTTCTTATGCAAGAAATGAATACATTAAAACATTCAATTGATACAATTATTTCATATACAAGTGTCGATGAAGAACAACAACGATTATTGGTTCCGGAATGGAATACTCAAGTAAATTGTGTAGACGATTCCCCGATTACAGATATAGATAATCAAGTCGTAATAGAAGACGCTTCCACTGATGGTGAAAATGAAGATGATAATTAATAATTTAGGTTAGATATAAACCTTTTATTATCCCCTTATTTTTCTATTGGTTTTTCTCTTTCTATTGGTTTTTCTCTTTCTATTGGGTTTTCTCTTTCTATTAGTTTTTTTTATTTTATCAGGTTTCCTTATTTTACGAGTTTTTTTATTTATTTTTTTTATTTTCCTCCCTCCATTTTCTTTATCTCTTGTATTTTATTAAAAACCAGTATTTTTTCATCTTCCGATATTCCTTCAACTATTATATCTGAAGGAGAATCAATGAAATCATATTCTTCAGGGTCTATTAATGATAATACTTGTTCTAAATTAAATATGGGTTTATTATTATCAAGTGTATACCAACATTCATATTCACCAGTGGATGTATTAGAAAACCCTTCATTAGTTAATGTATTGTCTCTATAAAATGTTCCACCACCTAAAAAAATATACTCTTCCTCCTCTTTATAATGACCAATCTTATCACCAATAAGAGAATTTATATCAATTAAAGGAACGTTTATTAAATGAATTGTAAACACACAACAAATTCCAGATGAAAATTCATCTTTTGCTACATCTTTGGATGTAGTTGCTGAATACCATAAATTGTTTTTTCTGATTTTAGTGGAACTGTTATGACCTCTATATACAACTAATGAAACGGGTGGTTGTTGTTGACAAAATCTTTTTATTCTTTCATTACCTTCTATTGTTGTTTTTTGTTCTGTCACATAATCTATTAAATCTTGTTCCACTTGTGGATCCATTTATTATATAATAAATTTATATAATAAATTATTAACATCATTGCTTAGCAGTTAAGATGTAAAAGATTTCCTAATTTTAATAGGATATGAAATATTAAAATAAAATGAATTAGATTTTGATATTAATGCAATATGTAAATATGAAAATTATAAGTTAAAATGTCATCCGAACATTATATAATAAGAGTTGGAAATGGTGATAATTTTATCGCATCATCCCCATTTGGAATATATGGAGTTAATTCAGATGTTACTAATGTGAAACATTTTCTTGAAAATGTTAAACTTGGCGATCGATTATGGTTTATAAAGAATAAATCACACGGTAAAGTACTTGCAGTTGCAACCTATAAATCACACAGTAAACGAGAATTTGGTCCACTCATTGATGCTTCATTCACAAATGAGGAGTTAGGGTGGATTGGTAGTGGAATAGATTGGATTAGTGATACGGAGATTCATTACACAGATTTGTATGATTTAACCCATTGCAACCTTTTAACGTATATAAAAGGTGCAGCTGTAATTAGAAACTATAACGAAAAATGTAGGGTGGAATTGCCGTTAGAATATAATTATATTGTAAAATATAGTAAACCTGTAATTAAAATGATAGATAAAACACAAATACTTATATAAATATACGATATAATTATGGATATAACAATGAGTAATCTTTGTAATATTATTAATAATCAACTACATATATACCCAAGTGTATATGAGAATATACATTGTAATGTTGGCGAAGACAAAGATAGTTTGGTAATAAATGAAATACTTGATACATTAGATGGATTATTAGAAACTACACCTGTGATTGAGTTTCACGTTCATACAGGTAAAATGAAGTTGAGTCAATTACCAAAGTACAAAAAAGTTGTGAATATTTTTATTCAAATTGTAAGTGTAAAATATACAACAACGATGTTGGATAAATGTTATTTTTATGATGTAAATCGAACTATGAAACTTCTTATAGATATGTTAAAACCTGTACTTCCGGCTATTGTAAAAGAAAAAATGGTTATTTTACAAGAGACTGATAATGATAAGGACGACTAACGTCGCGGATAATATATAATGTTTTTTTACGTAAATATTTTATGAACATTCTTAAATATTTTACAAGTATTTTTATTTTTGTACTTGTGTTGTTTTTGTATGTCCATATACTTTTTCATTATAAAGTTGGAAATGAACTAGAAATTTATGAAATAAGTGATGTATGTAAAGATAAACTGGAAGAAATTTGTGATATAAGACAACCAGTAATCTTCGATATGGTGGAAGATAATATATCCAAGACCACATCTTTATCTTATATATCAAAAACATATGATGCATTTGATGTAAAAATACAAGATGTCTTGACAGAAGAACGTCAAGATAATATTCCATTGAATATGAATAAAACGATGGTATTGTTTGATGGAGACAAAGAGGGAAAATATATAAGTGTTGATAATGAAGATTTTCTTAGTGAAACTGGAATATGTAAAAACATAGAATATTATGATGAAATATTCCGTCCCGTCGGATTAAATAAATCATATTATGATATTATTTTTGGTTCGGAAAATTCATTTACACGTCTAAAATATGATGTATATTATAGGAATTACTTTATTGTTACACAAGGTGAAGTTGTGGTAAAATTAATTCCACCCAAACATAAAAAATATCTTCAGATGTATAATAATTATGAAACATTTGAATTTACATCCCCATTAAATCCTTGGAATATCCAAGATAAATATCTAGCATCATTCAACAAGATAAAATCGCTAGAAATTATTTTAAAAGAAAACAAGTGTATTTTTATACCACCCTTTTGGAGTTATTCATTTAAATTTAACAAACATTCAAGTATTTGTTCATTAAAATATACAACATATATGAACACAATATCTTTTTCACATCATCTATTTCTTTATTATTTACAAAATCAAAATATACATATTCAATATATTCATTCTAAAATAGTGGATGAATCTTTATAAATAAAATTGAACAAATATAAAATAATCAGATTACCGTATAATCAGATAAATATGAATTTATTGCAAAATATCCCTTATTGTGTAGAAGCCATAATGGAATCGCCCATTTTTGAACATAATTTGTGTATAGCTATACCGTGTGGGGTGAAGGGAATGGTTTGGTTTACTCAAAATAAATGTCATATCTTAACACTATCAAAAGATAGAAGATCATTTGATAATGTTACTATCGATAGTTCTGTTGTATATTATCCATTACAAGATACATTACTTTATGGGACATTTTATTTTATTAATAATGATCAACAATTCTATTTTACGATAGAAGATATTTTCACATACAAAAATACAGATGTATCAACATATTCGATAGATGTAAAAATTCATATTTGGAAATATTTATTAGATTATGAAATTTCCAGTTTTGATATGAATCATTCTCCGTTTATAATTGGTATTCCGTTTATGGCAGCGTCTTGGAAAGAAATATGTGGAATGCTTCCACATATTTCTTATAAAATACAGTCAATTCGATTTCACTCAAATATTGAAACGCAATGGGAAAAACTAGTATTTACAACATCTAGAATACATTATCATTATTTAATTACACCCAATGTTTCACAAAAAAATAATAATGATTGTGAAGTCAAACAGACTATGGGTACTTTCTTAGTTCAAGCAGATAGTAAAATCGATATATATTATTTATATACAGAGACACAACAAGAATATATTGGTGTAGCGTGTGTTCAAACATTAAAAACAAGTAATTATCTCAATACTATATTTCGTAATATAAAGGAGGATATGAATTTAGATACACTCGAAGAAAGTGATGATGAATATGATAGTTGTAATATGGTTGCTGATACTACAAAAATGGTAAAAATGGATTGTGTATATAATACAAAATTTAAAAAATGGACCCCGATTCGTCTATCCCAATAATCCTGCAAAACATTTCTTAGATAATAAAATGGATGAAGAATTGGCTTCATCCATTTCTTCTATTTCTTCCAATACAACACATTTTGATTTATTATTTTTTTCGTTTTTATGAATATCCACCCATTCTGTTTTCCCCCATCCTAAATATTTTATTTTATATTTTTGTTCTTTGTAATAACTCTTTCTTTTGTTAAATTGATTTACTAATGGTTTATGCGTATCGACAATATCTATAACGATGGGTGTAAATGAATGTTTTTCTCTTAGTATTCTACCAATAGATTGTGTGACATCGGTTTTTGGAGTAATCATAATTAAAGTAGTAAGGGTTTTAATATCAAGAGCTTCAGAAGCCATACTATACGTTGCAATAACAATTTGTTTATCTTCTGTCTGTTTCAATTGGTCTTGTTTCATCCCCCCAATATAATATCCACAAGTTGCAATATTTCTTTCTGTAATTGCATTATGAAAGTATTCGAGAACATTTCTATTATGAGCTAAACACATAATTTGTTGTCTTGGATTTTCTTGTAATAAATTCACAAGAATGTTTAAAATAAATTCATTTCGTGGTTCAAAAATACATATTTTACTAATCAATGAAGAATATACAACATTTCCTTTGTAATCTGTTTTCACAGAGTTAAACTCGCAATCGTCACTATAATATTGTATAGCTCTCACCTCAACGTCTCGGGTTTCCTTATTGTTATTTTTATAAACAATATCACCTAAGAACATTTTAAAAACATAAGTGGTTCCATCTTTTCTTTCCATTGTTGCAGATAATCCAATTACATAAGGCGTAACAGCTTTATGTAATGCTCTTGAAAATACTTCGCTAGATATATGATGAACCTCGTCTATAATTGTTAGACCAAACGAATGAAAAATTTCAGGTGGATATTCTTTCATAGAGAGTGACTGTAACATACCAATTACAATATCTTTATTATCAACGTCTACTACTGATGCTTGAATCCTACCTACACGCGCACTAGGAAGGAATTGTTGAATTCGTTCCATCCATTGATTTACTAAAAACTCCTTTTGAACAATAATCAATGTTTTCTTTTTCAATAAAGAAATAATATTTAATCCACATACAGTTTTACCTCCACCACACTCTAACTCAAGTAATCCACCCCCACCTAAATATCCATTATCATTTTCTTGTTTTCGAATGGAATCTATATAAGCATTAATAATTTGTTGTTGTAATGGGCGTAATGAACCTTGAAATTCTACATCAATATCACAACCATTTGATAATTTTGAGATAGGAGCTATTCCCAATTCTTTTATTCCAAAAAAACGGGGTATGTATAATTTAGTTTCCCCTTCACGAAAAACATTAAAGGATGTCGTGAATCCTGTATTCATTCTACCACCGTGTTGACTAACGGGGACAACCTTCAACATTTTCTTTATTTTTTTAATCATTTCGGGACTGTAATCCGATTTATATATTGTGTATCCTTTATTACCAATATAACTCATATAGATATAATTATGTAAACTTTTTATTAACATTATACAAATCAACACCACAATCCAACCCATCTTTGTATGATAAAAATGGTTATGGGTAATTTAATATGTAAAATATTATTTTCTAGATAATTATATAATGAAATTGAGTACAAGTGATATAATACTATGTATTTTTTTTATCGTGTATTTGTTAATTGGAACTAAAACACCATTGATAATTGCGAACGGTGTAAATACTATAATAGGTAAATTTGTATTGTTATTTATGGCAATTATCTTTATCGTATATGCAAATCCAATTGTAAGTATATTATTTACAATTGTAGTGTATGAATTAATTATTCGTTCTAAATCATATATTCAGACGAATTACCAACAAGGATTAAAAACACTTGCACAGTTTCCGGAAGATACTACATTGATATATTGTCCGGATAATACATTGAAGGAGGTTCCGCGAACATTGGAACAGGATGTTGTTGAATTGATGGCACCCGCTTGTAATTCAAATACACCATTGATGAAAGCTTCCTATACACCTATGGTTGAAGATACACGAGATGCATATAATATAGTATAAATTGTATTGTTATGAAAATTCAAAGATAAGCTTTAATGATAATAATATTTTATCCAAATATTATTATATGACGCCAGATTTACCTATAACAGTTCCACCACCTTCTACGATAAGATTAAGTAATTGTATATCTAAATGTAAAATAAATACGGTATATACTAATATTTTTACAAATGGATCCATAAACACACATTCTTCCTTTTCATTGGGAGATAATGGAGGTGATGATATTTCATTTAATTATATACAAATATACACTGCAAAGGAGGATACAAATAGTAATTTGAATATAGTTAAAGTAAATCAATTATCAACCTATTTTTTATCAGAAATACGTATATATTCACCACCTATAAATACATATACAAATCAAGAAAATACAATTGATTCAGAGATTGTTTGTATTCATACATTACGAAATACATCTTATATAGATAATTCCATTAAATCCGAAATACCAACAAATCTTGTATTTTTTATTCCGTCAAATGTAAAAGTATCTGATGGTGATATACGCGATTATACAATACAGTCATTGCTAGATGATGGTGTATCTTATGATAATATAAATATCAATTTGAATGATATTATCCCCAAAAAGAATAAATTTTATTCATATATATCCACATTACCTATTACCACTTCTGAAAGTTTGACAAAGCCTGAGTTTATTCACGGGTTGTCAATTATTTTTGATATTTCACCTGTAACTTCTATTGGAATAAATAAAGATATTATTCAAAAATGTGTGAATAATATCAATGGAGATATGGTTGCACGTTATTCAAATATATGTGGTATTGTTACAAATATAAGTTATGCACCAATGGGTCTTAATGCAAATACAAATAGTTATTATTTATCGTGTGGAGATGTATCTCCATCAAACCCTGAACCAACTGTTGCAACAACAAATACATTTTTATCGGGATACAAAGAAAAGGCTTATGATTTTTTTATTCTTACTGTAGGAAATCTAACAAAACTTGCATTTATTTTAATTTTTATTTTAATTATGGTTGCTTTTTTTTCAGGAATGTTTTCAAGTGAATCAAGTGAATCGAATAATTAATATATTTATAGTTGATGATTGGGTTAGAATGATGTTTTTGGTGGGGGAGATGATACACTAGGAGAGCTATTTACCTTTTTTTCTATTCCTTCTTGAATAGGTAAAGGTTTTGTATTTGTTGGTACAGACATTGTTTTCCTAGCTAAACCTTCGAGTTGTTTAAAGTCATCTGTATTAAACATCCCAAGCATCTCTTTTGCTTGACTAATAAGAGGTGTCATAGAGTTCATAGATTGAAATAACTTTTTCTGTTCACTTATCAGTCGTTTGGTCTCACCTGTTAAATTGGAGATTCCGTCATTATCCAATAAATCATTCAACAAACCGTATGACTGTTGTAATGTAGAAGATAAATCTACATCAAAATCACTATGTTTACCCTTTTTAAAAGGTGCGGGTTGAAGAGAGGTTAGTTTTTCTGTCGTTTTTTTTGTGTTGGAATCTTTGGTTGAAGTTGGTGGAGGAGTTTTTGTTTTATTTGTTAAACCTTCTTTTTGTTTGGGATAAAATAAACTAAGAAATGAAGTAATAATATTTATTAGTATAGAAATTACACAAGACAATGTCAAAACAATTGACATATTCTTAGAATAAGTTGCAAAAGTAAATACTCCTATAACCATAAACGAAATCACACTTATGTAATTATGATTTATAGCATTCAATAAAAAATATAATATAGAAACAAGTGATATTACATACAAATAATTTTGATTATAAAATATAGTTTGCAGATTGAATGGGATTTTTCTCATATTATTTTTAAATGAGCGTGTGTTTTTTCGTTTAATTGCCATATTATATTATATATAAACAATAAAATGAATTAAACTAAAATGTAATCATTGATAATACAAAAAAATTGAGATTACATATAAAATGGAATTAGGTATATGTTATAAATACAACCAAAATATTTGTGGTATAACGGATGAACATATTTCAAATCAATATATTATTTATGAAACTTTCCCATACAGTAAAATTAATACACAAGTATCAATGAATCGTAAAATTAAATTCATTGATACGTTTAACAATTATTTGTCATTGAATGGCAATACCAATAACACGTCAATCGATATTATAAAACGTGTCGAATTAATTGACAGTGATGGATATGTTGTTTCTTGTGCTATATGTTATACTTATTTATTGAAAATTATCCAACGGAGATGGAGAAGATTTTTACAATATCGCAAAATATATTTATCATCCTATTTTGTAAATCATCTAAGAAAAAGGGAAATGTCGAATCGTGTATCAAAAGTTATACGTGACGGCGATATGTATGGTTTATTGTATAAATAAATATTTACAATTTATATTTGTTTAATTTGTCAAGGTATTTGGTCAATTGTTCCAATTCTTCTTTTATTACCATTATATCCGTTGATAAATTATATATTTGAATGTTGTCTTGAGTTGACTGGAGTAATAACTCATTTTTTATATATAATTGATTAAAAATATCAATTAAATTTATTATTTGAGATATTTCCATATTTAATTCTAATTCATACGATTTTAATAAAGTCGACAATACCATATTGTCTGCATTTTTTCTATGTGTTAATGCCTTTTTTATTAGTTTCATTTGTTCCCACTTTGCTTCCTTCAATTTTTCAATGCGATTTTTATTCTGAGTATATTTTATATCATAATTAGCTATTTCGGTCATATATTATAATAAAAAAATATTATAATATAATATATCAAAATGAATAGTATAAGTATTTTGGAAAAGCAACACGAAGAAGAACTATTATCTCCGTCATTAACACGTTATGTTATGTTTCCAATTGTGTATCAAGATATATGGAATTTATATAAAAAACAAGTAGATTTGTTTTGGAGGCCCGAAGAGATCGACTTATCTTGTGACGTCGGACATTGGAATACACTAACATCGGATGAACAACATTTTATAAAAATGATTCTTGCGTTTTTTTCAGCAAGTGATGGTATTGTATTGGAAAATTTAGCTTGTAGATTTATGAAAGATGTACAAGTTTCTGAAGCACGTGCATTTTATGGATTCCAAATAGCAATGGAAAATATACATTCACATACATACAGTCTTCTTATTGATACGTATATTCAAGACTCACAAGAGAAAAATAATCTTTTTAATGCATTGGAACAATTCGACTGTATTCGAAAAAAGGGTGAGTGGGCGTGTAAATGGATAAATTCTGGTGTAAGTTTTGCTGAAAGATTGATTGCTTTTGCTTGTGTTGAAGGTGTATTTTTCTCTGGGGCATTTTGTAGTATTTTTTGGTTAAAGAAAAGGGGTCTTATGCCCGGATTGACATTTTCCAATGAACTTATATCTCGTGATGAAGCATTGCATTGTGAATTTGCTATTCTACTTTATAAAAACTTGAAATATAAATTAGATCAACAAACAATTCATACTATTATTTCTGAAGCCGTCGAGATAGAGATAGAGTTTATATGTTACTCATTACCCTGTAGATTAATCGGTATGAATTCTGATAGTATGGTTCAGTATATTAAATTCTGTGCAGATAGATTATCTCTTCAACTTGGATATGAAAAAATATACAACGTATCAAATCCATTTACATTTATAGAATTAATAAGTATGGAAACAAAAACAAATTTCTTCGAAAAACGTGTATCAGCATATTCTTTATCAGATAAAACAAAACAAGATGATATTTTTGCATTAAGTTGTGATTTCTAAAACATTCATAAAATTATCTATATCTTATTGTTCTTATTTTTTAATAATAAGAACAATATATCACATACAAATTAGTAAAAATACCATTGAAATAATAACCATAAAAACGATGATGACATTGCTATTTGAAAAAACGGATGAATTATTTTTCTAAAATTTATATTATATTTGATGTCATAAATATACATCATTTTGATAATGAGTCCAAAATAAACATTTATTGTATTTAGACGTTCGTGTCTATTTTTAATTGTAAGTACTGTTAATACTTCCAATAATGTATTCGTATGAAATATTACATTATAAATAAAATCATTGTAACAAATTGCACGTATATCTTTATAATTATATGGTTCATTGCCAAGATTATATTGTGGATTGTTTATTTTTTTTATGCAATAAGAAATAAAGCATTCGTCTTTGCATATTATCCAAGATATTGGTGTTAGAGTATACAATGTAAGAAATATAGTTTCACCTATAACAAAAGATGGACATAATATGATATGTATATTTTTAAATAATGCACAACCAATATGAATAGTACCCACAAGTCTAGTTATTGAATCTATCATTGGAGATATAATACGATTCATTATGTAATATATATCTTTGTACAAAATAATCTCTTATTAAATACCTGTTTATCATAATTATTAAAATATTTTCTAATGGAATATGATTCTAAAGGGCGCTTAGAATCATCTATGTATATAATTGTCCCAGGTTTAGATAGTAGTGTAGCCCAATAACAAGGTATTAAGCGTCCAGGAGTATTAGGAGAATGACCTTCCGGACCATCGATTATAATTATATCATATGGCCCTTCATTCATAATTTTTTCAGGTATTTCAAAAGTATTTATTAATGAATCATTCATTGTAAAACTAGAATTTACTTTTGTTTTATAATCGTATTTTATGATTTTATCTTCTGGTATATGTCTTTTGTTCAGTTTAATATAATGATCGTTATTTTCAACAAAAAATGTATTTTTATTATTTCCTTCATACCACATTTTACTATCATAACCTAATCCAAAAACCAACATTTTACTATTTGGTGTAAAATTTGAAAATACATCAACTATAACATCTCTATGTATTTGAATTTTTGGATTGTAATATTGCATATATATTAGTTAATATTTAATATTCAACATATCTTTTGCTCTTTTACTTATTTTATAATATTTAGACCCTCGTTTTCTATATTCACGTGCACGTATATATGCTGCATAAACTCCCTTTTTATTTATTTTACAAGTTTTCTTAGTACATATGGGAAATGATTTATGTGATCCCAAAAAACATTTCGAACCACATTTTTTATACATTTCAGTCCTTTGTTTTCGTGTAGGTTTTTGCGCTTTCCACCCCTTCCAATGATTTTTATGTGTACGATTCATCTATTATACAAAAATATTATTATTATTATTATTTTACTTGAAAAAAATAATAATAATATGTAAAATGTGATATGGTTTAATATTTGATGTATTGAAAATCAAACAAATTGAGATAGAGATTCTAACGCAATTTTACACGCAGTTTGTTGTGCTTTTCTTTTTATTTTATGGTTTCCACTTCCTAAAAATACAAGTATTCGTGTATCGCGAGATATACGTTCGTGTAAATCTTCATATGAATTATAATCTCTCACGGTTGTGTATTCTAAAGTATCTAGATTAAAGGGTTCTGTAATAGACGAATTAATATTTAGAAATACACAAATATGAAACCCTAAAATACTATCATAACCCATTTCCAAATATAATGGTGTAACCTTAAATTCCTTTTGTATTTTTACCTGTAAAATATTTTTATAATTATCATCTGTTTGAATTATATTTTCCCAATCTACGTGTTTTTCAAAAACATTTTCAATAAAACGTTGTGCAACTTGAAAACCAGGACCTACCGAATATAATGATTGGAACCAATCTTCATTATGTTTTAATAAAATTCGGTTATAATCTAAGAAAATTGCACCGATAAATGCTTCAAATAAACATCCCAATTTTTTATAATTATTTCTAATATTTTTCTCTTCTGTGTTTTTAGAAATAATAAACCATTTATGTAATCCCATTTCATAAGCCATTCGACCAATTGATTCATTCTTTATTAATGCAATTTTCTTTTCAGTCATAAACCCTTCATTTTCTCCAGGAAAACGACGATATAAGTAAAATTTTGTAACTAATTCCAATATACCATCGCCTAAAAATTCCAATCGTTCATTTGATTTACTTTTTAAAAATTCATATCCATCCTCCCTTTGTCCAGAAATACGTGTATACGAACGATGAATAAATGCACGTTTATAAATATTCAAATTAAATATTTTCTTAGGTAGTCCATAATTTTCAAATAAAGTATATATTTCTTCTTCTGTAATTTCAACATTACATTTATTGTAAATAGTATTTTCTTCAGTCTGTTGAATCATTTGATGTGATTTTTATAGGATGATTATATTTTATAATACAAGTTCATTTTATTATAAAATAACAGATAAAAATAACTAGATATGTCGTAAGATAGATACTATCATTTATAAAGGATATGCTATTGATTATGGTTTTGACTTATTATTAATATAAAAATACACAGATGTCAAATATTATTATATTATATTATATTATATAATAATATGGTTTATATGAGTGGAAGTAAAAGCGCACGCAATCAAGCAGCTATTATAAACAGAGGTAATACTTGCGGTGGTTCAAAAAAGTCTGGACTTGGATATACTGGTGTAGGAGCCACAAAGGGATCTAAGAGTGGTATTATTTATTTCCGAACTACCAATACAACCTATGGGGCTAAATGTGGTTTCCCAACGACACTTAACCCTACTCAAGCCACCGGATATAGAGCAACTCTTCTACCCATTTAAGTATATTGAATCTATGTTTTATTCAATAAATAAATATATATGTATAGTAAAAATGATTCCCCAATATTCTGATTATATCGTAATGTTTTTCGCTATAATAGTAATTATGGTTGTGGTGGGAAAAATATTACGTCTCCAATTTTCATTTTTTAATATAGGTGTCAAAGAGGGTATGACATCCGACGAATCATCGACCGATAATACGAAAAAAGATTCGTGTATTAATACAACTCAATCCATTGATGATATAAATGATAAAATAGAAAAAAAATTATCATCTATTTCAGCATCTGTAACAAATAAAGATACTCGTAGTAAGGTGGAACAGTTGATTACAAGTTACCACGATATGCTTTCTGTATGGGCGATTCACGATTTAATGGTTACTGATGCAAGTAGTACAGATTGTGTAAATAAAATGATAGGTAGATTGTCGACATATGGAAATGCTAAAAAATGTTTAGAAACTTCTTTGGAGTGGTTAGATGCTCAACCATAAACGTTTCATCTAAGAAAAATTTATGGTATATAAATATCAACTTCATTATCCTTATAGACACCTTGAGCAATATGTTGTTCTGCAATATCATTATCCCAATTATTCATCATAGCATTATCTGTACTAAGATAATATCGTTGATAATCATTCATTTCATCCAAAGGTGTATTTTTTCCAATATATTGTCCGTGTGGATCCTGACCTGGAAAACTGTTCATATTATATTCTCCGTCATCGTGTGATGCATCATACAACATTGTATTTTGTGGATTTTTTAGGTTAATGGGTATAACAGGTGGTGCACCATATTTTGTGTCCTCAAAATCATTTCGTATTTTATAAACATCATTTCCTTGTACATCATTTGTATATTGTAAATACAAAACGGGACAAGTTATATTTACACTTTTTTGCCATTTTAAAAATTCTGTATATTCTTCCAATGTATTAAATTGAATTGGGTTTACTCCGGGTACATTTGCCAATTTTGTATTATATAAATAAATTTTACCATTTTGTTCTACTAATAAATTGGGACATCGAGTATTTACTTTATCTGTAAACCCTTCACTAATACACTTTCTGTTATTGTATCTCGTTACTGTAAAATATACCAACCAAGAAATGAATATAGTAGAAAGTGCAACTATACATAATATGATGAAATTTTCCTTTTTCATTTACTATATATATTGTATCTATTTTTTCATAATTTATTATGGTTTATCTACACATTTTATTTGATGTTATTTACTCAAAAAATAACATCAACTTATGAAACCATACTACATTGTTTAGTATATACACACTTTATTAATAAACTTTTATCATATTGTATAATATAATAATGAAATTATGTATTTTTATGTGGTATGATGAAAACGTATCTAATTATGGTCACTTAAATTATTTAATAAATAAGGTTTATTGTGATAAATATAATATTGATTTAATTTGTTGTAATAAAAGAAGGGTTCCAGAAAAATTACCTCACTTTGAGCGAGTGCCTTTATTATTGGAATATATTCATAATTATGATTATGTTATGTGGATAGATTCTGATGCACATTTTTACATAGATTCTGAAAATATTATCGATTTTATAAATAAATATTCATCTTATAATGTAATATTTTCACAGGATTTTCCTAATCACGGAATAATAAATTCTGGTGTTTTCATAGTAAAAAATACACAATATAGTATCGATTTTTTAAATAGATGGTGTTATGATGAAAATTTGTATGTAAATAGAACAAACAAAAACTGGCACGATCAATCGGTTGTAATAGATATGTATACGACAAATATATTAGATATTCGTAATAATAGTATAATTATTAATTATGGAATTTTACAACATTTCAGTATGAATAGATCACCACATTTAAAAAAGCCATTTATTATTCATTTGGCAGGAACCAACAGAGATGATAGGATAAAACATTCAATTGAATATTTTAAACAAAATAGAATAGATAAATTATTACATATGCCACCACCACCATTTTTTAGACCTACAATTGTTAGGAAAGACAATAAATATAAAATGAAATCAATTATATCAAATACAGTAAGGTAAAAATAATGAATATGGATCGCGAATTCAAATTAATCGATTTTAACGTTTTATCCGATTTCCCCACTTTGTGGTATGGTGATGGTATGGATGAAGATGAAGATTATGATGAAGAAGAATCACATAAAAAAAGAGCGGTGTTTATTATCCAGATGTTTGGGATTAATGAAAAACGCGAGACTGCATCTATTTTCGTTACTACATTCCAACCATTCTTTTATCTAAAAGTAGGAGATCATTGGGATAATCGCAAAAAAAATGAGTTTTTAATATATATCAAAAAACAAATAGGAACATATTATCAAAATGACATCATACATTTCGAATATGTACAACATAAAAAATTATATGGTTTTGATGGAGGTGTAAATCACAATTTTATTATAATTCGTTTTAATAATGTGCAATGTTTTAATAAAGTGAAGAATTTATGGTATACAAAAAATAAATATGGTGATGTTATTCTTAATAACGAAGGGGTTGTATTTCATAAAACAAAGGTGGAATTGTATGAATCAAATATTCCACCTTTGTTGCGTTTCTTTCATTTGAAAACAATTCACCCTTCGGGTTGGATTATGCTTCCAAAAAATAAAACAATGATTGTTCCAGATCATAAACGAAGTACGCATTGTACTTATGAATTTCATATAATGGCATCGAGTATTATAAGTTGTCCTGATAATGAAAATAGAGTTCCGTATAAGATATGTAGTTTTGATATTGAGGCTAGTAGTTCACACGGAGATTTCCCTATACCCGTGAAAAGTTATAAAAAACTTGCACAGAATATTGTTGATTACTTTATCTCTCTAAGAGATGTAACATATGAGGAGATAAGAATCGAACTTGTAGGAATAATTAAAAAGGCATTTCACCATTCACCTGAAACATATCCGACCATAGATCTAGTATACCCTATAGATACATCGTTTACAAATGATGTATCGTTAATCGAGCGTCTTATAAGTAAATGGTTAGATACGCCAGTTAATTCCGATCTTTATCTCCAAAAAGAAATAAAACACATATTGGGTATTGAAAATTATTATTCAAAAATGGTGACCAATGACCAAGAAGAGGTGAATGTAGAACAAGATTCTCCTGATACGGAAGATGGTGTAAAACCTGTATGGAAATATAAGAAACAAACAAAGGTGAAGGTAGAAACCTACAAGACAATTATAGATTTATTACTTTATGGAATCACAACATCTACTAAAATAGAAAGGAATGAATTGATTGATTTAGTAAATGCTTCATTATGTAGTATATTTCCAAAACTTGAAGGTGATAAAGTTACATTTATAGGCTCTACATTTTTAGAGTATGGAAATACAGAGCCATATTTGAATCACTGTGCTGTATTAAATACTTGTAGCTCCCCAAAAGAACTATCATCCAGTTGGGTAATTGAAAGTTTTTCAAATGAAGAAGATGTATTGATGTCTTGGCGGGATTTAATACAACGAGAAGATCCTGATATTATTATTGGTTATAATATATTTGGTTTTGATTACCAGTTTATGTTTCATCGTGCAAAGGAATGCAACTGTTTGATAGAATTTCTAAAATTGTCTAGAAATATAAATGAAATATGTGCAAATAAATCGCAGGATGGAGAATATTCACTTGAAAAATTAAATTTGAATATTGCAAGTGGAAGTTATGAATTATTGTATATTAAGATGATTGGTCGAATCCAAGTTGATTTATATATGCACTTTCGCCGTGAAGAAAATTTACCATCTTATAAATTAGATTTTGTTGCCAATCATTTTATCGGCGATTATATAGATGACATTGAAATTTTAGACGAATCTACAACACGTATATTAACACATAATATGAGTGGGATGACAGTTGGATCATTTATTCACTTTGAAACAATTGGATATATCACAGAGTATTATAATGATGGAGAAAAATTTATGATTTTGGAAATATGTCTTGAAGAAGGGTATTTTGTTGTTCAAGGTGTGATTAAAAAGGTAATAGGTAAAAAGATGAGATGGGGTGTTGCTAAAGATAATGTAACACCAAAAGATATATTTCGTTTATCACTTGGTAATGAGAATGACCGATTTGTTGTGGCGAAATATTGTATTCAGGATTGTAACCTCGTTCATTACCTTTTTAATAAAGTGGATATATTAACAAGTTTATCTGAGATGGCAAATATATGTAGTGTCCCAATTGGTTTTATTATATTTCGAGGCCAGGGTATTAAATTGTTAAGTTATGTTGCTAAAAAATGTAGAGAAAAGGGTACATTATTACCAGTGATTCCAAGGGGGTCTATGGAAGATGCATATGAAGGTGCAATTGTACTGGAGCCCAAGTGTAACTTGTATTTGAATAATCCAATATCAGTTGGAGATTTCGCTTCGCTATATCCATCATCAATGATTAGTGAAAATTTGTCACACGATAGTAAAGTATGGACAAAATCTTATAATCTCTTGAATGAACTCATTGAAGAAATAGGTGATAAAAATGAAAATGGAGAATATATTTATGATAATATGGAAAATTATACATATGTTGATGTTACATATGATACGTATAAATATGTTAATAAAAAGAAGGTATTAACCGGTTATAGAGTATGTAGGTTTGCACAATTCCCTAATAACGAAAAAGCTATTATGCCGTCTATTCTCCAAGAGCTTTTACAAGCTCGTAAAACCACCAAAAAAATGATGGGAGAACAAACTGACGAATTCATCAAAAATGTATACGATAAACGTCAACTTGCATACAAGACAACAGCCAACTCTTTATATGGTCAATGTGGTGCCAAAACATCAGCATTTTATGAACAGGATATTGCCGCAGCTACAACAGCGACGGGTAGGTTGTTATTAAATTATGCAAAATCACTTGTAGAAAAATGTTACGGTGACCGAATCGTTCGATGCAATGATGGTAAAAATATCAAAACGAATGTCGAATATGTATACGGTGACACGGATAGTGTATTCTTTAACTTTAATTTGAAAGATCCAGAAACAAATAAAAATATCCCTGGAAATGTTGCTTTGGGATATTCAATTGAGATTGCCCAACAAGCTATGCATATGGTTAGTAAATTTCTTAAACAACCTCACGATTTTGAATACGAAAAAACATTCTTCCCCTTTTGTTTATTGTCGAAAAAAAGGTATGTTGGTATGATGTATGAAACAAATATACATAAATGTAAACGCAAGGAAATGGGTATTGTATTAAAACGACGTGATAATGCACCTATAGTAAAAGAGGTGTATGGAAATATTATTGATATATTAATGAAAGATATGGATGTAAATAAGGCTGTTGTATATTTACATTCGTGTTTGGAAAAATTAATGAAGGGTAAATATCCTATCCAAACATTGATTATTTCCAAAGCATTGAATTCGAATTATAAAAATCCTCAACAAATTGCACACAAGGTTCTTGCGGATCGGATTGGTGTTAGAGAACCTGGAAACAAACCATCTACCGGTGACCGTATCCCATTTGTTTATATCCAAGTTAAAAATAAAAATGCATTACAAGGAGAGAAAATTGAAAATCCTGATTATGTATTAGAACATAAATTAAAAATTGATTATGGTCATTATATATCCAATCAAATAATGAAACCCGTTCAACAATTATTGGCACTTGTATTATATGATTTATGGAGACAACAACGGAAAAATACACTTCTAAGAAAATTTGAAAGGGATGTTGAAAAATTAAGATGTACTATTAAAGATCCAGATATGTTAAATGATAAAATTGATAGAATGAAAAATGACGAAGTTAAAAAGTTAATATTCGATAAATATTTACTTCAAATCGAAAATGAAAAACAAAAAAATGCTACTATTGTTGGTTATTTTAAACCATTGAAATAAATTATTAACTCATTAGTTTCATACTCTTTATTCATTCTTTTTTTTCAAAAAAAATATATTGATGTTAATTATTCAAAAAATAACATCAATATACGAATGTAAAAAATTATAAATCGGCATCATTAGATAAAGAATTTGTATATGTTGTTGTGTATGTAGTTGGTGTATTTAATGATTCTCGTATATCACATCTACATAATGGACATTGGACGTTGTTATGAAACCATCGAGTTAATGCAGTCGGTGTATATAAATGTCCACATTCATTTATTTTTGTAACTTCATCATTGTCGTTAAAAACGTTCAATGTAATAGGACAAGATGTATTTTTGGGGTCTGTTATTTCTCCAAATATACATTGTGATGTAGCTAATTGTATTTCTTGAGCTGTAGGACGAATATATATGGGATTTAAAAATTCTTCAAATGTAGATTCTGCATTGGGTATAAGTGTATCCATTAAAAAAAATATATAACTTTCATAAGGATTGGTTCCAGTTCCACCAGTTGGTGAATGTGAATAATCGTTCGTATTAACAGAACGGAAAACTCTATTTGTTCGTCGGTTATTTGTTTGATTTGGGTTTGATGAAGGATATTCTCTTTCTGTTTGTAATGATGACCTAGGTCGAACGGGTGTTTCTGGTAAGGATTCGTTAAATAATGATTCGTTAAAAATACTAGTATTGAATGACGGTCTTCTGGGGGTTGAACGTCGCTCTCTCGATGATAATGGTGTTTGTCGAGTTTCAGGAAATGTATGTAAGGGTGATGGTTCTATAGGGGGAGTCAATAACATTTCTACGATATGATTTTGACGTTCGATAAGTCTATCTATTTGTCGGGTCGTTTCATTAAAACAGTTTAATAATAACCACCGATCAGCTGTAGTTGTTATTCGTGATTGAAACCCATTTGACATAATTATGTTAATATTTAAATTAATTGTTTAAATATATTAACTCAATATAGATTTAACAATGATTACAGGAGTTCCTGAAATAGATTATACAATCATTCATAACAAACCATTTGTATCGGGGTTAAAAAATATTGGGAACACGTGTTATATGAATTCGTGTTTCCAAATATTATCTTATACATATGAGTTGACTCAGTGTTTAGAAGAACTTGATATAAAATATAATTCAGATATACCCGAAACTATTGTATTGGTTGAATGGATGGAAATAAAAAATATATTATGGGATAAGAAATGTACAATATCACCATTTAAATGTATAGCCGGTTTAAGACACGTTGCAAAAATAAAGGATAATGATATGTTTACAGATGGACAACAAAATGATATATGTGAGTTTTTATTATTTATGTTGGATTGTTTTCATACATCTATATGTAAACCAATTCATATGGATTATCAAGAATACTTGACCAGTATGAATATAAATCATTCGATTATTTCAGATAAATGTTTCAAATTGTTACAAAGTAGTTATTTTAAACATTATTCTGACGTATCCAATCTCTTTTACGGGATTCAAATTAATACAATCCAACAACAGTCAGATCTTTCGATACTTTCGATTAATCCTGAAATTATATCGATTATTCATCTAGATATTCCAGAAAACATATTACAACCAACTCTACACGATTGTATTGATTTGTACTGTAATCACGTTTTATTTGAAAATGAAAATGCATATTTCAATGAATCTAAGAATGAATACGTTTCTGCATTAAAAAGTTCCCTTTTTTGGAAATTACCACATATTTTAATTTTTACATTTAATCGTACAAAAATAAATGGAAGAGGTAAAAATAATACATTAATTCATTTTCCAGTACAGAATTTAGATATGTCAAAATATCTAATTTTACAAAATAATGTATATGAATATGAATTGTATGGAGTAGGATGCCATAATGGTGGGATAATGGGAGGACATTATACTGCTTGTGTAAAACATAATGATAAATGGTACCATTGTAATGATGATAAAATAACACAGTTACATAATCCTTTACAATTAATCAATCCAAATGTTTATTGTCTCTTTTATAGAAAAACCTTTTCATCTGTATAATATATAAACTATGAGTACGCAGGAGACAAATAATTATACGTATGATTTAACTAATATTATAGAAAAACCTATTGTTATTATTGTATTTATTTTCTTAGTTGTTGTCTATATGATTTATATTTATATGTCAAATTCATCATCAAAAAGTAATACAGATTATTATGATATATTTAATTCCGAAAATGATGTATATTCATTAAATGATTCATATTCGTCGGAAAATTCCATCAGTTCAGGAATGTTTGCGAAATTTATAGTAATTGTATTTATTGTTATAATTGTTGTAAAAGGGTATCAGATTTTATTCAACAAAACAATCACTGCATCGGTAAATGATATATTTACTAATGAACCCAAAGTAGATATTCACGTAAATAATAATGAACCTCCACCATCTTATACACCTATAATAAATAAATTTGGTTTGGAACCCGTGAATTTACCAACAGGAGGTATAAAACAAGTATTCAATGTACCAGGTAATATTTATTCATATGATAATGCACAAGCTGTTTGTAAAGCATATGATGGAAGATTAGCTACATATGATGAAATTGAAGATGCATATAAAAAGGGGGGTGAATGGTGTAATTATGGATGGTCCGAAGGACAAAATGTATATTTCCCTACTCAAGAATCCAGTTATAACACTTTACAAAATATTAAGGGACACGAGAATGATTGTGGTCGACCAGGAATTAATGGAGGGTATATTTCCAACCCAAATGCAAAATTCGGTGTAAATTGTTATGGGAAAAAGCCAATCATCACAGAAGAAGAAAGGGAAATAATGGATACGTTGCCATTATATCCATTAACAAAAAAGGATAAAATTTTCAATAAAAAGGTTGATTTCTATAAAACACAATTAGATAAAATTATGGTAAGTCCATTTAACAAACAATCGTGGAGTGCTTCATTATTTTAACCCTATAACCCTTTTTGTTCCAACACGACGCTTAACGCGCTTTCTTTTGGAAATATTTCTACGTCCTATAACATTTCTTTTCTTTGTTTTATTCTGTTTTAATATTTGTCTCTTATTTTTTTTTGTTTTTTTAGTATTTTCTATATTAGGGTTGGTTGCCACATTAGAAAAATCCTCCTTTTTGCATATAATATTTCCATCGGGTAATTGTTTACATTCCATAAATATACCATATGGTATAGATAATTTACCCTCTTTGTCTATGTTATATTCAACTGCCAATGTAGCCGATTGACTTATTATTTCAGGTGTAAAATTAGCACCATCCTTTTTATTTTTTTCATTCTCGTAATCATCATCATCATCAAATAATCCTGTGTCGATAATTTCATTATCGGAATCATAACTACTTTCCGTCAAATCACTATCATAACTATTACTCCTTTCGCGAGATATATCTTCGATTTTATTCATTTAATATATAGTATATTAATATACTATATAATACAAAAATACTATTGTTTTACTTACGCGTTCGCGCTGTCCTCTTTTTAGGATTTTTATGTACTTTATGTGTTCGTTTTATAGAACGAACTGAACGTCTGTGTTTTTTACCACGTGAATATTTTTTTCGTCGTCCACCCAATATTCCTGTACTCCCCCAACCACCTTTAGGGATTGTCCAAGAACCTACACCATTCACAGAATTTGCAATTTGTCCTGATACACTATCACCAGCAACATTTCCAACATAAGATGCGGCACTTGAATTTGAACAAGACATAATTATATATTATATACATATATAATTATTTATTTATTGGTATAGGAATAGGGTTTATCTTGATACGTTGACATTTAAAAATTAATTTTTCGAACAATATAGATTAACATAAGTAAATTAATAAGCAACAACAATAAAATAAAAATAACAGTTATTATGAATATGTATAAGTATGAATTAAATTTAGAATATAAAATATCTAAGAAAGGATTCACAATAAATTGTATTTTATCTGCAAATTCAGGTTGCTTAAATGTTTTTAGACATTCGTGTATAATAAAATCTTTCATATAATCTATAATAAAAATATAGATTATATATAACTTATTATTTACTTATGTTGGGTATTGAAAATATAATTCCAGTCTATGATAATACGTATATAATAATATTAACACAATTTTCTAAAGAATTATATATTAATATACCGGATGCAAAACTTATTTTAAAATCAATCGAAAATCCAATACATAAGAATAAAAAATATGATATTTGTTCTTTGGTAATTACCGATGAATTAAAGAAATTACAAGTTCAGATAAATACATTTATAAAAGATAGATTTCCACAGGTAAAAATATGTGTTGATGTATATACTACAACTAACATTCTCATACCAGAAGAGTATATGGATGTGTTTAAACAATATATTTTGAATGACGACAATGTATCTTGTGATATATCTATACGAGGGTGTATTACTTCACAAGATACATTCGAAATAATTTATAAATTATCGAGTATAACAAAAGTAATTACTATACCACCGGTTGTAAATGAAATATATTCTATTTTGGATAAAAATAAAGATGAGAATTTTATAAACGATATAGAAGAATATGTTTATTCAACAAAAAAGGTTTGTATATATGAATCATCAATCGAAGAAATATGTAAATTACAAAATGAATTAGAAGAACAAATTCAATTTATTCAATGAACCCTAAAATTTATTTTATTATTTAATTTATATAATGGTAAAAAAAATTATAAACTCTAAGGATATTTTCCCGATGGTTATATTTATAGCGATGATTGGTCTAATATTTTGGTTTATATCAAAAAAACCATCATACTCTTTTGAGGGAAATGAATCTTCTAGTAATGCAGCACTTTATTCGACTACACCCCAAACATCTACTCCATCAGTTTCTAATTCAAATAGTGGACAAGTTAGACCTTCTGAACCCATTGGTTCGAATGAAGTTTTTTCATCTGTACCAGGAGCACCCAAAGGCAACAGTGGACCCATAATTCCTAATACTATGTCAAATTCAGTTCAACCTGGGGACCTATTACCTAAAACAAACAATAGTTGGGGTAGTGCAGGACAAAGTGTTCAAATACCCGGAAATCTTTTATCTCCAACATATCTTGCAGGTATAGATACAATTAACGGGTCTCTAAGAAACCCCAATCTTCAAATACGCAGTGAACCACCTAATCCTATTACCAATGTAAGTATATGGAATCAATCTACTATTACACCTGATTACATTCGTCCACCTCTTGAGATTGATTGCGGTTCTAGGTAATCTTAGATGTTATTTATAATTAATTGAAAAAATGTATCAATGTTGATGTTATTAATAAATAATAACATCAAACGAAAATAAACTATATAAACTTTATAAGTTTTATGCAATAATGAAGTTATTGGTACTATTTGTATTTCATAAATATAATTCTAGAGTAAAAAATTTTATTGAAAGATGTATTTATGAAGATGAAAATGTTGATTTCATTGTTATATCAAATAACAAAGATAATGTTTTTGAAGTTCCTGATAATGTAAAAACGTTATTTAGAGATAATATAGGATACGATTTTGGAGGGTGGAGTGATGCTTTATTAACAGATGATTTATATGAATCGTATGACAAGTTTATTTTTGTAAACTCATCTGTTTTTGGACCATTTTTTCATCAACCTTTTAATGGTAGATGGACCGATTTTTATATAAACGGATTACAATCTAATATAAAATTATTTGGAAGTACAATATGCGCCGATAAAAATCCAAAATCTGAAGCACATGTTCAATCATATATTTTTTCTATGGATAAAATAACACTTCAATATTTAATTGATTGTGAAATATTTAGTTTAACCAATTATGCAAAAACATACGAGGACGCTATTCGTGAAAAGGAGATTTTAATGTCTAGGAAAATTATACAAAATAATTGGAATATTGGTTCATTATTATCATATTATAATGGTGTCGATTTTACATTTACTACTAAACAACCTGAAGATTATGATATTAAATTTTTAGGTGATATAATGTGGTGTAATTATATTAACAGAATATGGACACCCGAAGAAGTTGTTTTTATAAAGGGAAATAGAATTGGTATTGTTGGAATGTAAAATTATGGTTTATCCGCATAATTTCGTTTCTAATTATTTTATCCTCTTTATTTTATATTTTGTTATCATAATTACATTGTTTAATTTATTGACAATAACTCTATTTTTTCAAGTGTATCGTCCTTGGTACAATTATGTGGATAAATCTTACAAATCATAATATGGATTATCTTTTATAGATATACCACAGTAATCTTTGTTGTTCTTTTTATAATTTACCGGGTCGTGAATACCATATTTCTTAGCGTGAATTAATAAAAATTTAAAATTCATCCAGAACTCTTCCTTGTGACCAATTGAAGGAGTCATCATATGAGATAATTCATGGATACAAACAAATGTTAATGTATTTTCGTCTATGAGTTTAGTATCATTTCGCGATGATTTACTCAAACAAACTGCCATTTTTTCACCCTTGTTTTCGGAATACGCTGTTAATTCACTTGTAGGTAATGTTTCAAAAATTCTATTGGGTTGAAAGTTCTTAGACAACATTATAACACGTTTATCATCAGGATAATCTTCATTCAATCGTTGAACCAATACAATACATTTATTTACAACCAATGATAAAAGTTCAACCGCATCATCTATATTTTTTCTGTCACGAACACAATAACGATTTCCATCCTTTGTTGAAATGATACATTTTAACCCATATGTGTCTTTCATATGATAAATTTGGGAAGAGATGAGTACGATTATAATAACGCATAAACAACCCATTATATAATGATAAGGATTTTTCATTATATAACCTATTAATATATCATTTTATAAAATAAAATGATTATAATTAAGAAATTTTAATTATAATCAAAAACATTTGTCCTGACAAAATGTCATTAACTTCTAAAAAGAATAATAATATTCACGAATCCCATAATACATTTAATCTAAGACATTATAATAAGGAATTAAAAAATATAATAGATGAATTGGATTCGATATTAACAGAATGTTCTAATAACGAATCAGGATTAAAAACTGTTATTTATATACGTCGTAATCGCCGAGATACAACTGATTTTGCAGATATATTATTGAAAGAACAACGTCGACTTGAAAAATTGGCTGATGAAATATTAGAAGAATACAAACAAAAAAAATAAGTATAGTATATGTATAGTTTAATCAATATTGTATTATTTATAATCAACACAGCTTATTGTGTGGCCATTTATTATACATCCAAACTCAATAACAATTATCTGGATTTATCTATGATTCCATTCCTATTTTTATTTGGTGTTATAATGTTAATTTCATTTGTAATACAAAATGGATATAATTGTCAATGGTTATTATTAACTGCACTTTTTTTACAATCACTTACATTTATGTGGACAAATAAAACAATTCTTCATATATCCAATCCAGAGTTGGATAAATATATGCATCTATGGATCTTATTTTACGGAGTAATATTTGTATGTACACTATTTTATTTACAAGAACCGTGTGAAGGTAAAGACAATTGTACCGTTGTTGGGTGGCTGCCATTTCACTCTCATTTTTACAAACATAATTCTATGTTAATGTTGGTATTTTTTGCAATGTATATGATTACAATATTTTCTAACTATTTCTATCTCTTTTTACCGTATAGCGTATCATCTGTTGTAAAGAGAGGTGAATTTATTAAATATCCATCGAGAGTATTGTATCCTTTTTTCCTTGCTGGAATTGTAGGTTTGTATACGATATATTCTTTACAAATAAATCTATATGATGTATTTATCTCCTTGGTAGATATTTCAAGAATAAATAATATGGATAAAATTTTATCCATTGATAAACCTCGTATGATTGGAATAATAAATATATATGATACATTTTCGAACCCTAAATTGTTGACAAAATTTCTTTATAATATGTGGATTGCAATGTCCGCCACTTATGGATTAATTATTTTATTACATACATAATAAGAGTATGATATTTAAAATACATATTTTGGTAAATAACCAGATTAGTAAAATACTTGTTTTTTACGGTACTGAAAAAAAAATAACAAGTAATCCTATTGACCCTATTACAAAATTATCTATTTTTGATGAAGATGAAGTTACTATGAATGAAACAAACAATATACCTGTATTGTTTATTCCGATGTTTATTCAATATGATGATACGATTCATACAATCCGAACTAAAATTTTACTAGCTTTACAATCTGATCATATGTATGATCAATCACCAATGTATTTGTTTGGAAAAACAGAATCTGGAGATTATATATCTATTGGTCAATTTGGAACACCACAATATAATCCTAATCCATATTTATTCCTTGATGAAATTTCATCATCAGAAATGATAAATACAAAATATAAAATTACAGTTGATAATGAAAATCTTTTATTCCAATATGGATTTTTTGAAAAGAATGTTATAAATGTATGTTTTTTCTTAGATGTTTCAAAAAATATATCTTCAAGTCAAATAGAAAAAATAGTGAAATTCGTATTTTTTCAGGATTCGACAACATCAAAAGTTCTTAGTAAAGGTAAAAAAAGTATAATGCAAGATATTCAAAATATAGATTTATTGACTGATGTGTATATTGAACGAACCCAAGATTTACCTTATGTGTATATGGGTATAAAATCAATACGTTTGAGTTTTCAATTTCAAAAAATGACTTCATCATTATCTGTTCCATTAGAGATGATATTCAAGAAAATTTCTTCTACTGATATTATCCCATTAATAAAATACAATCCTGGAATTAAAAAGGAAAAAATTTATAGATTATATTGTCAATCGAAAACAAGTAGTGGAAAAAATATTCCGATTCTTTCAAAAGTTATTATATTCAAACTTGCAAAATTACCAGGCCATACTAAATCAATAATGTTTTATATACTCCATAAATCACGTGAAATAATAATGGAAATATATGAGACGGGAATCGTTTCAGTTTTTGTTCAAATGAATAACACTCCTATGGGTGTCGATGAACTCAATATTCTTTTATTACAATCTGTAAATCCAGTGTTAATAAAAATCCAAGATATTTTAAAAACCATCTACTCAAATGTAGAATTATCTTTTTTTAGTTCAATAACAAATCCATCTACTATTGTGGAAAATATGGATTATGAAATGAAAATAAACATCAAACGAAAAATAGATATTTATAAATATACAAAGTGTCTAAGAAGTATTTTTATTATAGAATCTCTAAACAAATGGAAATATACTCGTGTTTCCAACTACAACAAAGAAAATAGTATGGAAATATTTATAATAGATAGTATCAAAAATAAAGTGGATATTCGTGCAATTATTGAATCACTTGTTAATAATTATTCTTTATCACAAAGTGATGCTATACAAAAATTAACTAAAATAACAAATGAGATACAACTTGAATTAAATGTCCGAAAACGTATAACAGAAATAAAGGAAAATGCTGGATTTAATATCCAAACTTTCTTAGATACGCGCGATGAAACAATTACTATAACAATTTCGGGTATTGATGATATATTTTATATCACAACTGTTCCAATCTTTATTGACAGTTTATTGCGTTTATCTATTGATCCCAAATCTACACGAGTATCCAAAACAATGATTGATAAGCTATGTGTTGAAAAAACAAAACCATTGAAAACAAAAGAATTTACAGAAGACAAACAGTTACGAGAAAGATTACAATCAATTGAAACCAAACTAAGAAATGAAAGTGATAATATACAAATACCTGTTTACGAAGAAGATTATGAATCAGAACTTCAAAAAGAAACATTAATAAGTGATGATATTGTTACTGATAATGATAAAGAAGAAATTGAGATTGATGAAGGTGAAAATGATGATGAAAATGATATTGAAAAGGAAGAAAGTGATATGGATGAGGATAATGAAATGATGCAATTTTTATATGATATGGAAGATACAGATATGGATGAAATTGAAGAGTCGGGTGATATGAATACAGAAAATATACAAGGAGGTATGTCCGGTAAAGATAATCAAGAAGATTTTTATTCAAAACTTTATGAAAATGATGAAAATCCTGATGATGAAGATGAACAAGATGAACAAGATGAAGTTGATGAGGAACAACAAAATCCATCAAATCGTGTAAAAAATATTGTTGGTATGAAATTACATAATCCATATTACTTTAAAAAGAGGTTGGAAAAATTAGCTCCTTATATTTTTACAAAAGATAAGGGTAATGGTATGAATAATTATTCTCGACTTTGTCAATCGAGTACAAAAAGACAACCTGTTGTTATTACACAAGCAGAATTGGATGAAATAAATAAACGACAACCTGGATATTTACAACCACAAGATGTTTTAAAATATGGTACAACAGAAGAAGATACTAATTATTTTATATGTCCTAGGTATTGGTGTTTATTAACAGACAAGATGATGACGAAAGAAGAAGTTGAACGTGGTGATTGTGGTGGCAAGGTATTAAGTGCAGATGATAATGAAGTAAAAAAGGATCATTATATATACGAATTTGCAGGTAAAGACCATTATCCCAAAGGTCCGATAGATAAATCGAGAGATACGTATATAAAACATTACCCGGGATTTAGTTCGATGAAGTTTTCAGACGGTACTTGTGTTCCTTGTTGTTTTAAAAATTGGGATACACCTTCTATTATAAAACGTAAGGAAGCTTGTAAAAATGCAGCAAAAATATCAAAGAATGTTGATATTACTGATAATGTAAATGAAATAAATGAAGAAAAACAACAAGATACGGATAATAATGTAAATCCTCCCGAAGAGTCGACTGAAATTCCTATAAAGGAAAAACCAGAATTAAATACTAAATTGATATATGAATATATTTTCGGTCCAGAGAAATTTCCAATCCCTCCTCAAAGATTTGGATATTTACCTGTAGTATTACAAAAATTCTTTAACGATTTTCATATTAATTGTCAAATCAGTTCATTGGATTCGAGAATTAAACCTAATTATAGTTGTTTGGTTAGACACGGTATAGAATACAGTGATAAACAATCATTTGTTGCTTGTATATCTGATGTATATTCATATATATCACATCCAAATATATTATCTATAAAGGACTTCAAGGAGGTAATCATATCATCATTATCTCTTGATGGATTTATTACGTACCAAAATGGTACATTAGTAGCAAAGTTTCAACCTTTCTTAGATGTAGGTGAAACAATACAAGATTTGTTTGAAAAGGAAAGGGGAGATATAAATTTATTATCGGAATATCAAAACAGTGATTTATTTCTTAGATTAAACAATTCCAATGATCAACAAACAAATTATCTAAGAAATGTTATTATGGCATATGAGAATTTCATTCGTTATTTACGAGATGATACAGTTGTTATAGATTATTCTTATTTGTGGGATATAATAAGTACACCGAATAAACTACTTTTTGAATCTGGATTAAATTTACTTGTATTAGTAATCCCTGATGACGATAATACATCCAATATAGAGTTGGTATGTCCTACGAATCATTATTCAGGTGTATTTTATGAATCCAGAAAGCCATCATTAATTATTATTCAACAAGGTAATCATTTTGAACCCATTTATTCTTTTAAGAATATCGGAAAGAAAAATATCAAAATAAAAATTAAAAAGACATTTACAGATTTTGATGCATATTTGAATCCACCCATAAAAAATTTTATACAAAAGATAGTAAAACCTATTTTCGAAAACCCCAATTTATGTTTTCCACAAAAAAGTATGCCTAATCTTTATAAATTCAAACAACCTATTTTACTTTTTAATTTAGTATATGAATTATCACTAAGAAGTTATGAAATTATTTATCAAGTAATGAATTTTCAAAGTAAAATAATCGGGTTAATGGTTAGTCATTACGGTAAACGGTGTATTGTCCCTTGTTTCCCTTCAGCCATTCACAAAGATTATGAATACAAATATATAACAGACGTTGAATGGGTTTCATATAAGGATACGGTTGATTTTCTAAAAAAATTACACACCATAAGCAATGGTGTAATACCTTGCAAACCACTATTCAAAGTAATTGAAGATGAACATATCATAGGTATATTAACAGAAACGGATCAATTCATACAAATAAATCCTTTTTTATTTGTAGATGATATTATTGCATCTGAAGACGATTTAACATCCATTCACGAAGGAAATTATTTATTAGCAGATGAAGATATGGCATTTACACGAGAAGAAGATCAAGAAAGAGTTGAATATGTTACATATATACGAAATAAATATAAAATGTATAATGATTTTCGCAATCATATACGAAACTCATTACACAGACAAGAAAATTTATCTCTAAAAGATGAAATAGATGATGAAATTAAAAAACGATTTGTTTTATTTTCTATAAAAAATCAAAAAGTAGTCAATATGATAAAACAATTGGCAGGAGATTACGATTATACTGAAATTGATGTTTTAAAATTATCCGATGAATTGATTCGGTATAAACGAATATATAATTATATGTTTCAGCCTCATTTACCTATATCTTTTGGTGATAATGAATATGTAATACATAACAATGAACTGTTGATTCTTCAGTCGAAATTGTTGGCAGAAAATTATATTGATAGTTTAGTACCATCGGCGAATAATAAATATACAAATTATGTCGATTTTGATAATTCGGAGCCCATAAAAACACAAGTATACACCAATGAAATAAATATACAGAAACCTAAACAGGAGTTAAATTGTAATCCTGAGATTAGTCCATTAGTAAGTACATATTGGAAAAAGGTATTTAACCCTTCTATTAAAGAAACGCGATACAAAAATAATGTTTTGTGTGGATATATATTTATCCTTGATATAATATACAAAGTAAGACAAACAACATTTTCTATTGATGAAATCAAAACCTTGTTGGTCAGGGAATATAATAAATATTATCAGGAACACGGGATGAAAATATTAAATATTTTACGATATCAAGGTAATAACATAATTCAACAGGTTAAATCAAATATCACAAACTTATCCTTTCATATATTGTCAGATGATTACTATATCACATATTTGGATATATATATTCTTTTTCATTATTTCAGAATACCTACTTTTATGATTTCAAATAAACCCTTGATGGAAACAAATTATTTATCTAACGTAAAATGTTTATACAAAAGTGTTGATGATATTTCCAAACAAGATTATATAATCTTATTTTCATACCCAGTAACTAAGAAAATACCAATATATTCCATAATAACAGATACATCAAATGATAATAGTATTTTATTTAATGTGAAACAATTTCAACAAAAGGCTATAGATATTTTTACAAAATCATTTCAAGAATATACATCATTTGAAAATTTCTTAGATGAATATCAAATTAATAAAAAGACAACTTACGTGAAGAAAAAACCACAATCAAAACAAATGGGTGGATGTAATGATAATAATCCATTCATATCCTTTTAATTTTTCAACAATATCATTGCATTGATATTATGGTTTATTTTAACATTTTTTTTACACTTCTCGACCTAATCCTCGTTCTACTTTTCGATTTTGTTCTACTTTTTGATTTTGTTCTACTTTTTGATTTTGTTCTACTTTTCGATTTTGTTCTACTTTTCGATTTTGATTCAGGTATAATATATATCATACTTTCATCAGGTAAAACAATTTCATACAAATGTAAGCTTATATATTCAAGTAACTTACATTGTTGTTTTGTAAGACGTTCGGAATAATTTTTTGTTAAATATTTATTATTCAATTCCTTAAACACTTCACCAATTGTTTTGTCATTTGTATAAATATCACTAAACAATATCTTAAAATTATTTAATTCATCCCTCGTTAAAAAATAACGAAATGGAATTGTTTTACTTCCTGAATAATCTATTTTACCATATGGATCACTTTCGTAATTAAACCCGTGAAGTTGATACCAAGTCTTACCCTTTGTATATAATGCAAATGGTGCAAATGCAATAAAATCGCACGTATTTGTTTTAATACCCGATGCATCAAATAATTTTATATATTTTACACCAATATGTTTTCCAAAAGATTTAATCATTTCTATTATCTCACTACCCGTGATATTATCACATTTTTCCAAATTATCTATGTAAATATACTCATTTGGAGATATGGATAAACTTATACTACATTTTGTAGAATCTATTCTATAAACGTCTCCACCAGTTACGTGGTGTTTATGTTTGTTTCTAATTGTAAATTGTAAACCAATACTATTAAAATATTCATTTGCTGACTCTAATATTATTTGTTTTGTATACTCGTCTTCATTATTTGATTCCATTATATATAATTATAATATTATTCAAAATTCTGTATCTAAATCACTAAAACATCGTTGTTTTATTAATTCAATATAATCATCACATCCTCCTACATAATTTCCATCATAAAATACAATAGGAAATGTAACTTTTTCTATTTTTGCATTTTGTTTTATAAAATTAATAAATGAATCTCTATTTTTATTTAATATATCATCGCATAAAATATATACAACATCTTCTTTTTCTTGTTCCATCAAAATCTTTATATTATCACAATATTTACATCCAGATTTTGTAAATACTGTGTATTTTGTACAACGAATTTCCGGAAATATTTCGTCAGCCATATCTTATGTTATTATATAATTTATATTCATATTAATTTGATAATATTTTTTAGAAATAATATCAAATTTACCAATAAAAAATTTACCAATAAAAAATTTACAAAAATTCTTAGATGAATCTTAAAATCTAATTCGTTGGACAATTTGTTCCAGCTTCATCTTGTTTTGGCGTTTTACCATCTCCACAACATTTATACAACGTATCCATGCAATGTTGGTATACACTATCTTTAATTAATGAAATAACTGATGTTTTAGTACTCGTTGAACAATTACTACCATACTGATCACTTACAGTAACTCCATCTGGACAACATCCATATTGAGTTCCACTACACCCTCCTACAGGTTGTGGTGGAGGTGGTGGTGGTGGTGGTGGAACAGACGCACAATTACTACCATATTGATCACGTGCAGTAACTCCATCTGGACAACATCCATATTGAGTTCCACTACACCCTCCTACAGGTTGTGGTGGAGGTGGTGGGGGTGATGGTGGTGGAGGAGGGGGTGGTTGATAAGAACCACAATTTTCACCTAGTGGTGATAATTTGGGTGTTAAATTATCTGGACAACATCCGAACTCGGACAATGAACAACCAGATGTATTAGTATTATTATCGTGAATAATCCATTTATTACGAAATGACATAAATAAAATCATTAGTAAAAAAATGAATATGATAATGATGGGTGTGTACATTAATATTTATATATATTATAATTATGAATTATGAAAGTATTAGGATAATACAGGATATAACAACCCAAAAATCGGGTATAGAAAGTAAGTATCCTAAGAATAATACACGTAATCTACAATTTATAGATACATTATTTTACATATTTCGATGTGCAAATAATGTGGTAGATAATATATTTCCTTTAATAAATTTTCCACAAGTTTCGATTGTGGATAAAAATAGTTCATATTTGAAAGAAATGAATCCACCTATAGAAAATGTTATTTCAAAAAAAATAGTAAATCATATCCATCAAAAATTAATGTATGTGATAATATACACTATACCTTTCTTAGATGTACAAGATTTTACGATATATTTTTATGTTTATGACAACCCGACAAAAAAGGAGTTGGGTGAATATAACAATCGAGTGTATATAATTCTACATATTATAGCATTTGTTCTTTTGATGCTCCGTGTAAAAAAATTAGGAAGACAACGGATTTTCTTTTTTATGACAAAAATTAAAAAAGAATTACCTGATGATAATTCTTTATTAGAACAATACCACGTGAATACTGGATATACTGCACCCGATAAAGGAAATTCAGATATTGTTATATATCGCAAAGAAGAATGGTTTAAGGTATTTATCCACGAATTTATTCATAACCACCACTTAGATGGTGGGGGAATGAATAATGAGTTTTTAAACATAACTAAGAAAATATGTTGTATTAATAATGATATTTTGATTTCTGAAACAATGTCAGAACTATGGGCATTAATATTAAATTTAATGACAATTAGTTATTTATTCAAAGAAAAGGGATTATTTCAAGAACTTGTAATGGTTTTACCAAAAAAAATTACAAAAGGAAATTATTATAATATATTTTGGTATTTATTAAATATAGAAATTTATTTTTCATTTTTACAAACAAATAAAATACTAAAATATTTGGGAATTAAATATATTGATTTGTTTAATCAAACGAATCAAACTAAGAAAAAAATAACAATTCACAATCCAAATACAAATGTATGTAGCTATTACATAATAAAATCGATATATCTATATTTTTACTTTATTGCATTTATAAATATGGAAAAAACGATTCATCACAATTCAATAAACATAAAAAATTTCGAAAAACTGGCAAAACATAATCATATTATTCATTTGTTAAATGAAAAAATACCATTTCATATTAACCAAACATCATTAAAAATGTGTGCATTAGAAATACATTAATTATGGGTTACATAATTAATTTATCTCTTCTATCGGGATTGAACCGATGACATTTTGATATATGAATTAACAACTACAGTCAAATGCTCTACCACTGAGCTAAGAAGAGTTTAATAAATTTATATTTTATCTTTATAAAAATTTATATCAATTATATTTTTGTATTGTGGAATTTATTTTTATTTTTATCAAAAATTAAACTTCAGATGAAACAGCTGAAGTGGCTTGTTCGGGCTTGGGGAAATGATGTCTCATATACTTTTGCAAATTAAAGTATGTAAGCGTATCAGTAGGTGACAAATTCAAAAGTTTGGTTAGAGCTTCATCGGGAATGATATGTCTTCCATTTTCCTTATCAGCCAATGACTTTTCCTTGATATAATTGTTAATTTCCTTTGTAACAGATGTTCTTGCCATTTCAGTGCCAATGGGCTTGTTAAGAAATCCTGCCAATTCGTCACTAATCAAAGCAGGCTTAACAAATCCACTTGGTGCTCGGTTGGGATTTCTCTTCTTCTTAGAACTCTTCTTCTGCAATGCCTTCAAATCCTTGTGATACTTCTTCTCAATCACTTTCAATTCACTCTTCAAACCACCAATGGTTGTATGGATTGATGCCAATTTAGAAGTGAATTGACTAAATAAATCAATAACAGCAGTTTCACCAGAATCCTCAGGTGATTCGGGAACAAGAACATCCTCAGATGGTGGGGCAACTTGAGTTGTTACAACATTCTCGACACTATCTGTTTGCACCGGAGTTTGAAGATCTGCATCAACAACCTTACTACCCTTCTTCTTAGAAGATTTTACAACAGGTTGTACAACCTCAGCATCACTTGATACGGGTTTAGTGACTTCGTCAACTGGCAATGAAGGAACTTCTTCTCCTGACGAAGTCTTCTTAGACTTTTTTGTTTTTACTGGTGCGGTACTTGTAATTTGTTCAGTTTGACTTTCGGAGACAGAAACAGGTGTTGATTTAACCATTATGTTATACCTTTTAATGGTATGTGTTTTTAAGTTATTTAATGGCATTTTTTATAATAAAATTACAAAAATGAATACAAAACGCAATCATTTTTATTTTTGTAATTTCTTAGTTAAAAATAATAATATAATGTTATTACCATTTTAGTGTAATGAATCATACAACCACGGCATACTATCTGCTGCATCTCTACTTACACTTGTTAAAGCGGTTAAAATATACATAACACGCAATCCCTTGTTTTCTAAATTAAAACTTTCATATACGAATTTTTCCAAAATGGTCAATATAATTTCTCTTAGACGAATACAAGTAATACTTTGGGATTTTAATATACGTAAAATTTGCGGAATTCCTGCAAAAGGGTCTCCATTAGGAGGACATATAGAGATTTTTGCGTCATCTGTTAAATTGGCTCGATAATTCCAAATATCCATTATTTCGTAAATAAATAAAAACAACTTGCTACGATTTAATTGTTCAAACCATTTGAATTCACTATAATTTCCGGTTTCATTGATAGATTGAAATAAATTAATAATGCGCATTTGTATTTTTTTTTCATTGGATAAATGAATTGTTTCTATTTCAAATGTAGTATGTATATTTTTGTTTAATTTGGATAAACGGATAATATCTTGTATTGTTTTATAAATCGTAACATCCAATGTATTACGATTATATGGATTTTTAGCATTATTTATATTATTATAAAAGAGATGGTTTATCGATGATATATCGAAACCATATGTAAAACCATCATTGTCTGTAAAACTGAAATATTGATTATATGGAATTTCTTCCAGGGGTTCTAATGTCATAAAATCGCACGCATTTACGTTTTCACTTCGTTTAAAAAGTGTTGGACCTTTCAATTTATTTACCTTTCGTTGTATAAACCCGCGAAACGTTTTTTGAATATAAACAATAAAATGCGTTTGGGTCACATAAACATATATACGTTCTTGTAAATTTCGTTTTCGACCTGACGTTTTTAAATGAAAATGTCGTGCAATTTCCTTTAAAGAGTCCAATTTTACATCCTTGTTATAAATTGTCATATCACGATTATCATACGTGGGTATTTCGAAAGATTTGGTAGAATTTAATATATTCTTATATGTTGTTTTTATTTCAACCACATCAGAAACAGACACAGGATTAATATAGGGTAAAGTTATTGTATTAATTTCTGGAATCATTAAATACTAATACTATATATTATATTTATAATATATTTTTACAAATAACAACATTTATGCTCACAAAATTACATTATCGGGGAATTAAAAAATAAAATGATTTAAAGTATAACTACACTAATATAGTATACTAAGAAGCACTAAGAAAATGGCAAACGAAATACTTAATGGAACAAGTTTCAATGTTGAAGATATTGCATATTCAACTCCTCGTATATCTCCTCAGGGTGGTAAAAATATCAAAATCCTTGCTCTGCCTTCCAGACGATGGATGATGTTGGCTACTCCTCTAATGGATACATATGGGGCGTCTGATTATACAGACCCTAATACTGGACTTGGAAATGGGAAATATAGTATGTCTCTCTTCTTCAAAAGTGGGAGTGAAGACACGCGAAAATTTCTCCAAAATATGGAACAACTTGAAGAAAAAATTAAATCTGATGCATTAAAAAATTCAAAAGCTTGGTTTGGTAAAGTTTATAATAGTCCAGAAGTCCTTGAGGCGTTATGGAGTCCTATCTTGAAATATTCAAAAGATTCTACTACAGGAGAACCCAATAAAAGTAAAGCACCTTATATGAACATTAAATTGCAAAAATATTCAGATAAATGGAATTGTGAAGTTTATAACGAAAAAGGAGATATTTTATACCCAAATGATTCTGATGATAGTGTTTCTCCATTGGATTCTCTTCCACCTTCTACAGAAAAACGTGTGAGATGTGTTATTCAATGTGGTGGGTTGTGGATTACAAACGGTAAATTTACTGTTACTTGGGAATTGAAACAAATTTCAGTTCAACCACTACAACCACCACTTATGGGTCAAAAAAAATGTTATGTAATAATTGATGAACCATCACCTACACCTGCCACTACCACTACCACTACAAGTAGTGTAGAACTTAAAAATGAAGTTCTAGTTGAAGAAAGTGATGATGAAGATTCAGGTAAGTGTAGTTCTAGAGAAGGAAATGAAGAAGAAGATGACGAAGAAGATGACGAATAAAAATAAATAGTATAATAATTATGTATAAATGTATAAATTTTAATTTTTCTTTTTTTCCAAGAAAAATTAAAATAAATTGTATGTTAAATCTTTATAGGTTGTTAAATTTGATAAAGATATTGGAACGTAATGATATTCGATATATATCATTATTGTTTGGTTGTAATATACCGTTGTTGTATATTGTATGATAATTATGTATCAATTCATTCGTTGGTGGTATTTCAAATGTTTTACCACCAATATCAATTTCTTTGGAATATTCTAAGAAAATATATATATTATTTTTTTCATCGATACACATACGTTGTTCTATTACTGGAATGGATAAAAACAAATATTCTATATCAGTCTCATTTTCATATATCCATAATTCTCTATGCCATAAAGGAATATAATGTGTACTATTATTTGTTTTATAAACGAATAAGTTGTCATTCATCAAGTCGGTTATTGTTGGTCTTAGTAAAATAATCTTCTGGTTGTAAGTATTATATAATTCTATTTTATTCTTGATAAGTAATACTAAATTTTCAAGAATAAAATGGACTCCAGCTAATCCAATTCCATTTCCACTCATCATTTGGCATTTATGACAAGTGTTATATATAGCTATAAGCGAATCAATTTCAGAAAATATAATTTCTTTATCATTTGAATTATTACATTTATTTTTTAAATATGCAATAATAAAATCCTTGGCATCGCAAAGATTTTGAAATTTTTCACTCGATGTATTGGATTTATTCCATTTATTTTTATCTGGATGATATTTCAACGCAAGTTTTTTATACCTTTTTTCTATATCACGAATAGTATAATGGGATAATTTTTTATCAAATTCTAAAATTTTTAGTGCAGAATTTATATCCATTATTTATTTTATCTATTTCTATATTTAAGCATTCATATTTTCCTTCATCATTTTTATCATATACCACAACCATCGTTCAGCGTGAAATATTTCACGATAATTGTTATTCATATATTTATAACAATCAAGAATATGAAATATTACTTTATCATAATTATCTATTACAATCCATCCTTTTTGTACAAAATAATAATTAATTATCCATATACAAAATCCAAAATCTAAATGATATGTAAATATATTATATATTTTATCTCGAAATACCAATAAATTTTTTCCGGAAACTTTTGTTTCGGATTTTACATACATTTCCATATCATAAATCAAACTCATACATACTATTGTATATAGTTCCGCTTCATCTATCGCTCTATATTTAAGATTTATATGTGGATAAATATATTTTGTATATAAATTTGATACATTTTTGAAATTCAATAAATTTACTTTTTTCTTAGGTGTTTTATGTTTTCGTTTTACAACCACAATTTCATTGACTTCTTCATTTGCTGTATCATTTATTACATCATCTAATTCAGAAACACTTTTCATTGATAAAGGAAATATTGTACATTTACATAGTATATGATTTGGTATAAAACTAATATGTTCAGTGAGAATTACCATTTTTATATTTTTTTGTGTAGACATATAACTCGTGAATATTTCCAATAATTCGTTATGGATTAAGTGGAAATTTTTACATATTATATACACACATTGTGTATTGTCGTAACAAGATAGTACATTATTTTCTATCATATTCGTAATATGTTCATAAATAATACTCCACGTTTGTCTTGAATTACAAATAAATAAATCAAAATCAACCTCATAATGTATATCACTCAACTTTATACATATTTCTTGTTTATTTGCAACGACGAAAACCTTTTTTTCATATTTTAATTCACTTGGACTATATTCCTTGATCATATGCAATGCTGTACTATATTTACCGGTTCCAGCCATTCCATATAAAATGATATGTTTGTCTGTTGACATTTCAATTACATTATTAATTTTACCTTTTAAATAATCTGTAAATTTATAATTAATAATATCCATTGCGTAATAACTCTTTACAATTTTTAAATGGATAAATAAAAATGATTTATTAATTTTGTATTTACCCCAATACAAAATTAATAGAATGAATATCATAAGATTAACACCGACAAATGTATTTCAATATATTGGACGCGAAATAATATTCAAAAATCGCGGTGTTCATAAAGTAAAAAGAATTATAAGTGCATCTAATACAGGTAAAAGTATAAGAATCGATGATGATGACGTACATAATTCACTTGAAATAATATCAAGAATCGTATATGTGATTATAGAATAAAAAGTATTGGTTGATTATTGGGTTGATTATTGGATTATTTTATAAGACAATCCATATGAAATATACTGTATCCATATACCCGTTATTTTAATGGAAATAAAATTATTATGTGATAAGAATTTGTGCATATTTTTTTTAATTGTTGTGTATAAATTGTATTGTGGTTGTTTATTTGGAAATTGTATTCGATCCAACAATTGATATTCAATATCTTTTATATAATCCATATAATTCATAAACTTCTGAATACTGTCACACGGTACATACAAATATATTGCATTCAATGAATATAATGGGGTAGAATATTGGATTTTTACAAAAAAACCCAACATACTTGTATGTTTTGTCGCGTCATATAACACTACATTTTTGGGTTCATAATTAGTTATTACAACCAGAGCATTCATTACTCTTTCTCAATAATGTATTATTAATGGTGATTTTTAAACCATAATTAAAGTTAAGTAAATTATCCATCTGTTATAGAATATCGTATCACTGAACTATTGATAAGATATAACATAATAATACTTGTTGTTATAAAAATCACATATAACGTTGATGCGAAAACAACCACATTTAAGGATGTATCTTTCACAGTTTCATTTGTCAAACTACTTTTATCGGTATATATACAATATCCAAATAATCCCATTATGAGTATATTCATTATACTCATTACCAAACGCCAATTACGTATGGTTGAATTATTATAACTTCTTCCTTCCACCATCAATTTATATAAATAAACGATAGTGGAGAAGGATATGATTCCATAAATAAAATAGATAAAGAATATCAAGTCAATATTATACGTTGGGTTTGATTTGTAAATAAATGCTAAAATACTTATAGCAATAATTCCCGTGATTAACCAAGATATATACGTATATATATTTGTCTTAGTAACAACAGAGGGTGAGAGTGTTACAGAATACCATATACTAAAAATAACACTCAGGATAGAAAAAAATATATAGAATTTTATTTCAATACTAGACATTGATTATTATATATCATCAAAATATATTATATTTTTCACCAATCCATTTTTTCAATGTAGTAACATTACAAGTAAGTACATCGTTTGTAAATCCATTCAAATTATACAATCTAGCCTTTTTCATAACCGGTGTTTTAAATTGTATGTAATAGCCGTATTTACCATAATGTATAGTAATATTCTTAGTTACAAGTCGAACGAACCCTTGTTTTTTTTCGGATTTATCAGATTTATCAGATTTTTCAGACAAATTTAAAAAAGGTTCTACTTCAGATAATATTATATTTTCTAAAGGTCGATTCCCAACAATATTAGAAACAGAAACTCTGCATACTTCTCCAATTTCATTATTCCATTCGACGTAAGTTCCATATCTACCCTTTTTTATATAAACACAAGTATTATTGTTTACCAACCCCAAACATCTAGATGATTGATTCATTCCTAGATCTCCATCTGATAATGATCGTATTTTATTATCCTTTTTATCATTTGATATATTTGAAGTTACATTCACATAATATTCTGAACATACCCTTTGAATAATTCCACTATCTACATCGGATGTATTTGCAATTTCATCCAACTTATCTTCCATATCTTTTGTGTATGTATAATCAAACAAATTTTCAAAATGTTCCAATAAATATTCTATAACTTCTATACCCAAAGGTTCAATCATTAATTTATTTTTTTCTTCACAAAAAAAGAATGAATCGGATTTTTCTTCAATAATTGGATTAGGTTTTATATATTGTAATTCATAATAAGGTAATATCATCTCAATACCACCACCTTGTTTTGTTGTTACATATTTGCGTTCAAGTAATTTATCAGTCAATGATGCATATGTACTGGGGCGTCCTATCCCCAACTTCTCAAGTTTATCAATGAGTTTTGATTCTGTATAATATGAATTATATTTACTTATTGGTTTGGGATATATTTTTAATTTATGACAAAGAATTGTTTGTGATGATGAATAACGAAGTGACGTCAAATAATTATAATAATTATTATCTTCGGATTTTGTACTTGTGTTGCATTTTGTAAAAATTTTCCACCCATAAAAATGAGTCTGATTTGTTGTATATTGAAATTGTAAAAGATTCGTATCTGATTCTTCTATATTTTGAATAATACATTTTATGTTGAATAATTGACACGGTGTCGAGAAACTCTCTAGAGTATATTTATAAATAATGGAATACAAAACATTCAATTCTTTTTTAGCATTTTTTGCAGTTAATTTTGCAGGTGTCATATGAATATCGGTGGGTCGTATTGCTTCGTGTGCACCCTGTTCCTCACTTATTGATAATAAAGTAGATGCTTCAGAATTTAGATACTCATTACCATATTCATTTCTGATATATCCACATACTTGTTGAATAAATGTATTCGAATATTTTTTTACATCTGTTCGTATATATGTAATGTATCCCATTTCATACAACTGATAAAGATATGACATTGTATTTTTTGCTGAATATGGAGATACTTGTTGTATTTTACTTGTATTCAATGGTTCTGGTGGATTTTCGAATACTATATTCGGTTCTTGAATTTCAATCGAATAATTATAATTTTTACAAGTATCTAAGAAATAATTATCAGGTTTCCAAGAAAATCCATCATCTGCTTTTTCTATATCGGCAATCCAGATTCCACCTTTCCAATCCAATGGAAGTGGTGTAATACATTGAAATGGAATATTATATTTCGAAAAATATCCCATCAATTGATATTCATAGGGTGGATCCGTTGATTCTTGTTTATAACTATCATAAATTAATCTAAGAGTGGGTGTTTGACATCTACCTGCACTTAATGTACCACCTGTATGATCCGTTAATATATTTTTCCATAAAATAGGTGATATTGTAAACCCTATTATCAAGTCAATAATTTGACGCGTCTGTGCTGCATAAACCAATCCTTTATTAATATACCCTTTATTTGCCAAAGCATGCTTTATTGCCCTTTCTGATATTTCGCTAAATCTCATACGTTGTGTTATATCTACGGATAATGAACATAATTTGCAAACCTGGTATGCTATATGCTCACCTTCTCGATCATTATCGGTTGCTATAATCACATTCTTCATTTTTTTACACATTTCCTTCAATTTTTTATTGTTATTTGTTCTTAGATTGTCCTTCAACAACTCATAACGGGGAGAAAAATTATTAGTAACAATTAAATTTAAATCCTTCATCGTATAAATAGTTCCATATGTTGCCATAACTTCATATCCAACACCACAATATTCTTTTATTTTTTTTATTTTATTTGGCGATTCTACAATAATCAATGTATTCATATTATGATGTCCAATCTTACAAATTTTAAATAGTTATGAATTGAGGTTTATCTCGAGATAAAATTGTGTATATATCATTTTAGTATATAGGATGTAGAATGTCTTGATACGACTTTATCCCAACCATAACATTCCATTGGATTTGCGGATAAATTTTTAATAGACCAATTTATTCCTTGATTTCTCGTTTCGTCTACTATTTCAAAATTAATATTTGGATTTGAACTAAGATGATAATAACTCCATTCAATTCCTTTATAATAATCATAATTATCTTTTGATTCAACAACCATATCCCACGTAACATTTGGATTACAACTAATACCGAAACGACACCAATTATATTGGATTGATGAATTGTTAATGAAATAGGTTTGATGATCATCCGATAAATGTAAATTATCAACTATATTTTCTAAAGTAATACCTGGATTTTTTGAGAGATTATGATAATTCCATACAAACTTCTTAGGATGATTTTCTACCAAGTCCCAAATGATATTCGGATTTGCTGATACACCACTATCATCCCATCGAATATGTGGATTTTTTTCTATAATTTCCCAAGTGATATTTGGATGTCTACTAAGAATTTCCCAATTCCACATAATATATGGATGTTCTTGTATAAATTCCCAAGTAACTCCTGGATTTTCACTAAAACAATTACCCAACAGTGTAGTTTGTTTTGATTGAAACAATTTTAAATATTGTCTATCACTTACCGTTAAATTTAATATATTTGGATTTTTTGCTAAATTTTCTATAGACCATTCAGATAAAGGTAATGTATTTAAAATATCAATCGTTATATTTGGGTTTCTAGAAACTCCTCTAAAATCCCAAGGAAGATCAGGATGGCGTAAAATATCTTCCCATTTAATATTTGGATTTGCAGATATGTTTTCCCAATCCCAAGGAAACATCGCATTATCAATGATATATTCTATAAACTTCATTATCTTCTTTTATCAAACAAATATATAAAATATATATCAATCATTTTAATTAAAAATGGATATAGTTGCAAGTGATAATACGGAACATACAGATAATCTACCTGAATATTATAAACCTCATCGAAAAAAATCGATGGATTATTTAACTATTATCTTTGATGATATACGAAATTATAGAACACTAAACAAAATGCAAATTTTATATATATCAAAATTATCTCTTGAAACGAAACAAATTATTATTGAAACCTATAACGATTGTATGGCTATGGTAGAAGATATATTAACAGAAAATGAAAATGAAGAAAATTAATATATGGTTTGACTATAGATTTTCAAAATAATCATTAATTATATGAAAGAAATCGATAAATTAAAAAAAAAGGAGTTATTATTATTTATTGAATCGAATCACCCATTATTCTATTATCAAAACTTATCTAAGAAAAAAAAACAGGATATACTCGAAGAATTACAACATTTTTTATACAAACAGGATGCACCCGAAATACAATTAAAATTGGGTGATTGTTTGGATGAAATGAAAGATATTCCCACTTCATCTGTTGATTTAATTCTCACTGACTTACCCTATGGACTAACTAAGAATAAATGGGATATAATTATAAATATGGAATCGCTATGGAGCGAATATACACGAATAATAAAAAATAATGGTGCAATTATATTGTTTGGTAATCAACCGTTTACATCTTTATTGATTACCAGTAACTTAGATTTATTTCGTTATACTTTGGTTTGGTGTAAAAATAAATTTTCAGATTTTTTAAACGCAAATAAAAAACCGATGAAAATCCACGAAGATATTATAGTATTTTATAAACGTCAACCAGTATATAATATTCAATATAGTTTTTCAACACCTTATGTAAGGTGGAATAAACAAGAATCAATCGATAAACAAACAAATTATAATAAATATACAGAAACGACGACAACTAATGAAGACGGGAAACGATTACCCACAACCGTATTACAATTTAATCGTGTTGAACGTCCAATACACCCAACACAAAAACCTGTTGATTTGTTAGAGTGGATAATTAAAACATATTCAAATGAAGGCGATATAGTATTGGACAGTTGTATGGGTGTAGGTAGTACAGGTATTGCTTGTAAAAATACACACAGAAAATTTATTGGAATAGAAATAGAATCTGAATATTTTCAAATCGCAAAAAATACAATCTGCGGATAAACATTATATAAAAAAGTATTCAAGGTTATATATATTATGGATTTTAATCAACGGTTGGAATTGCAAAAAATGTGTCGAGAAAATAATGTAACAGACCAAACAGAATTAATGCGAGAATTGAAACATAGTTCTATCATACGAGAGGAAGTAAATAAAATTATCAGTAAAAGAAATTCAATCACTCGTCCATCTGAAGAAGAATATAAAACAATGAAATTTGAACTTATGGTTGAATGTGAATTTCTTTTCAAATATTACACTGATATTTTTAACCGTGTTGTAAAAGATGAAATTGATATTGGTATGTTGAATACATTTCTTGATATGTTGGAAGAAATTGAAAATGGAAAACACGATCAACACGAAGCATCTTTTAAAATTGGTAAATTATTAAAAGAAATATATATCGACTCTGCAATGAAAACGGCTGAAAATTTAAATAAAAAATATGATGTTGATGGAGAGGAAACCATTCCTGAGGCTAAACCTCTGCCAATAAGTTGGAAAGAGTATAAGAAACAAAACACTCCATAAATCTCATTATAATAAAATTAAAATTTATCACTGTATAATATATTAATGACGTTTGGTTTACCGACATTTAATATTTCATCTAATGCCCAAACTATAGCGGCTCAACAAATGATGGCATCACAAAACAAACAAGCCCAGTTATTTAAGGGTGGTGCAGGAATTCAAGCTCCCAATATGGGAGGTGATGATCAAGCTCAGGCAAATGCAAACAAATTAGCAAGTGCAATGACGAATCTTAGTTCCCAATCTATCAACGATCAACGATTTAAGGGTGGTATGGTAAAAAAATCTAGACGTAAAAGAAGGGTTTCTTCTAAAAGAGGAAAAAAGCGTGTTTATAAATCTAGGAAAAATAAAAAGTAGTGATATTCTCTTTATTTAATAATATCATCACTTAAAAATCTGCAAGTAAACCTTACTACAATGACCCGTTTAATTTACAATATAACAAAATGGATATTACTGTTTTTGATAGTATGTTCAATGATTTATTATATTGTAATTGTTGTTGTATTCAGAATAAAATCAAAATTTTGGTATTTACAACCGTGCTACCATTTTTATGATTTTCATTATGCATTTTATAACAATCAAATCATAAATAAAGATTTGCCTAAGATAAATTCATATGTATCATTTGAAAAAGTTGTTACGGTAAAACCCGAAGACCTATCAAAGGAAACATTTCAATATATTATTGATTTATTGAAAAATGAATATTATCACACAAGAGAAGGTCGATACAATCCTACTATCGAATCTGTATTACCATATCTTGTGAAAAATTGTTTTAATAGTTATATTACATTATCTGTAACACCTACTTTTATAAAGGATGTAGGTGGTGAAAATGATGGAACTATCATAAAATATAATGATATTGTTGGATGTATTATGTCAAAACCATTACATATCCAATTCAAAGGATTGGTAGAACCAAAATATGTTTATTATGTCGATTACTTCTGTATCAAAAAAGAATATCGTAAATTAGGATATTCTGAAATGATGATACAGTCACACGAATATGCGAATCGACATAATAATAAAAATATTCAAATACACCTTTTTAAACGAGAGGGAGAATTGACTGGAATCGTACCCCTCGTTAAATATACAACTTATTTATACCCCATACCAACTATTCAACCAACACATATACTTTTATATAATACACCATCACAATCGGGTATTATTCAAATAAACAAAAAGAATATTCAATTGTTAAATGATTATATACATTCTCTTAGATTATTTGATGTTATGGTTTATTCATCTATAATAAATATACTCGAATTGATTGAAACCAAGAATATATTTATTTTTTTGACAAAGGATAAAGATAATATACTTGCTTGTTATTTTTTCCGTAATACAAGAATGGAAATTTCAGAAAAACTGACATTATCCTGTTTTGCATCTATAAAGGATGATTCATTGTCAGAATCTTTATTTTTCGATGGATTTTTACAATCATTTCATATTATCCAAAAAGAAAATGATAATTTATTTCATTCGTTATTTATAGAAGATATATCACATAATTCATTTCTGAACAATCAAGAGATATTGGGTGATTGTATATCAAAGTCATCAACTGCATATTTTTTATATAATTATATTTCTCAACCCGTACAATCTAAGAAATTTTTATTCATCTAACATATCTTCCAACTTTGATAAAATTATCAATCAAGAAAATGATAAATATTCCTAAAAAGCTATATAATATTACCTCTTCTATCACATTATTTGTTTGTTCATCGTGTGTTTCTTCTAATAGATGTATCATATAATTTAATTTTTCCATCAACAATTTATTATTACTCTCGTAAGGTGTAACATATGGGAGTGATTGTTCTACCATTGGAAATGTATCTAATCTTTCTTGTTTTTTAAAACGATTCAATGTTTCCATTGTATCAGGATATGGATAATAAGGATATTGTGGATCCTGATCAGTTTCAGATTGCGATGAAACTTTATAATGTGGTGTTGTTTGCATTTGTGAAATGACTTTATTCGTATTATTATCTCCGAAATTACTATACCCTTCAGTAGAGGGATTGGATTCTTTCTTAGGAACTTTCATTGGAATGGGTGGAGAAATGGGTTCAAAATTTTCATAACTATCATCATATTCGTCACCATTATCGCTGTATATTTTACTATGTATTTTACTTAATACATTATTTACTTTTTCCGAATAATATGACTTGTCAGTCATATTATTCATATTCTTATGAGTTTTATTTTTTCGTCTCTGAATCATACTTTGAGACTTTGGTTCTTCTGAATCAAATGATGCAGCTGAAAATGCTAGACTTGACATTGATATTTCTTAATATATATATAAAATATTAATTATCTCTAACACACACACCATTATATTAAACTCTCAACTTTGTTGTATATAATTCTTCAATGGTCGAAACTCTTTCAACATATATAGGATCTAAACCTATATTTATTAACTGGTAAATAATATCATATTTGTTTATGATTACCCCCTCTTTATTTGAGTGTCGGTTTATATCAACTCTCAAATTACCTATATAATCAGGATTAATAGTTTCTATAGGTCTAAAAATATTCGGTAATGTATTCATCGGAATAGGGTGTACCATAACTACTGTAGGTTGCCATATTGTATCGTTGGCTCTTATGATATGACATTGAATTTTAATATCGAAATTTATCCTTGCTGTATATTCATTATTAGGAATTTCATCATTCCCATCACCACCATCTTCATCATATGGTGGAATATTTATATCTTCAGGACATAACAAACCAAAGCCAGATTTTTCCATAATATTTTTATTGTGATGAAAAATATGTTCATCGTAACTTTTTATAAATTTCTCATCAGATGAATCAATAAAAATTTTTACATACAAATATTTCTCAAATTTCTCAAAAATTTCTCTTTCAATTTCATAACATCTTTCAAAATATTTATCATCTTCTTCATTATCCCCTAGATAAGAATATACTATTTTACGATTGGGTTTAAACATATTTAAATCATTTTCATCTAACATTATTTTAGATGAAAATGGAATAGGGTTATACTTATATTATGCAAATTGTCTTTAAGTAGTTTTAGGAAATTATATTACACCATTTATGGTCTCATCCCAATAACAAATACCTTGAACTATCTGCCAATAATTCTGATTTACTACCATCCTTACCGCTCGGCATATCCCCGTATAAAAAGTGAGCATATGCACCTTGATCGTTTACTATTTTTGTATTTGCGGTAGAATAAAATAAACGATTTGATTGATCCAATTCGTATTTATCCCATAAATCTCCATACAGTTGCTGATTTGTATTTGTTATTGAAGGATTTAATGTTTGAACTGTTTTTTTAACAACATTGGTAATATTTTCACTCACTTTATCATTAAAGGATGGTGGTGCTGGTTTTCTTTTCGGTGTATCATTTATCTCTGTCAATAATACATTACTAAATGGATTTTTAGATGTAGGTATGTAAAAATCCTTTTTTATTAAATCTGTAAATTCCGATTCATTTAATACAACTTGCTCGTTATTTGGTCGTAATTTACTTACATCATCTTGTACGTCTGATTTTCTTAGTTTCTTTTTATCTTCCCATCTATTGACCATACCTTCTGATTGTTTTTTATTTTGACTTTCATAAACAATTACAATAAGTATTACTGTAATCAACCCAATTAAAATATAACGAAATGAAAATGTTATTAAAAATCCTATAATGGTCAATAAAATTACAATACGTGTAATTGTATTATATTTTGTAGAATATTTCATATCATTCGTTATAAAAATATTTTTATAATTTCGTAACAAAGCCATAGGGTCCTTAAACCAAAACTCTTCATTTACAGTAATCATACTTTTATTCATATTTGCTATATTTTTACTGAAAGTCATTCTATTATCGGGATATATAATATAGTATATTAATTTTTCATCTAATACTTGTAATTATTTTTGTGTACTTTATTTACAGGTTTATCTCACTATCATTATTATATTACCATTTACTTTGATGCAAATATTTTTTCCAATTCTTCATCTGTAAACTTTGGGAACTCATATTCAGGTAATTCACCGGTTGTCATATTCCTTGGATTCTGACTCCTTAATTTTTGTCTTTGGTTTTTATTTTGTCTTTTTTGGGTTTTTCTATCTCTCTGATCCATCAACTCTTGTAGGGGGGACATATCTATGTCAGCTACTCCTGTATTAGGCTTTTTAAACATATTTAACATTGCACTCATATTACCTGGTCCGAAACTATTCATCATATTCATACTTTCCTGAATCAAATCACTTTCACTTATCTCACCGCTCTTTATTTTATTATCAATTGTTGAACCTATTTTACTCATCATTCCAAATATATCAGTTGTATTTGCACCAGAACTAATTGTTTCTTTTGCCATCTCCATCGCCAATTTTCCCAAATTACCTTTCATTAATCCTTTCATTGCTTCAGGAATATCATCTGGTATTGAATTATCTTCTGATATTCCCATACTTGGTGTAGCGTTTGTATTATTCGAATCATCGTTTTCGCTTACAGTTATTTGAGAAAGAATATCATCTATATTTACATCTTCTACCGTATCAACAGAATTTTTAGCAAATGTTACAAAGAGTAATGTTAGATAATTCCATATTGTCATTTGCGTATTACTAGATATTTCACTATTCCATAAATAGTGAAATATAACGCGGGGGAGAAATTCTGTATTTTTTGATGTACCTTCCACAAAGAGTTCTTCATTCTTAGATAAAATATTTTTATGGTTTTCGATAATTACATTTCCAATATAATTATATAACTTTAATGAATTCTCATTCAACGTATATTTCAACAACAAATTATTATACTCTGGAAAGGTCATACGCAATTCATTTGTAAACTCTTTTATAATTCTGGTAAATTCTTCTGGAATATTATCTATATTTGTCTCTCTGATAAACTTCATTATGTTAAAAATACCATAATGAAGTTTTAAATACATATTATCTTTATTTATCTACATTTTTTTCTTTTATTCATATTATCTATTTTCGATGTTCTTCATATAATTGTGTTAATCGTATGAGATTCTTAAGATATTGAAAAATATGCTGTTTATTTTCTTCAGACAACTCATTTAACGGTTCTCTGATTTTCTCAATCCCTTTTAATATATCTTCATTCGAATACTTTATAGCATCTGATTTAGGAACGGTCTGAACTTCTTCAGTATAATCTTTTAATACAAAAAAATCAAAATCTTCTGCTAATATCTGTTCTTCATACTTTTTTAACAAATATGTATTTAACATTTCTAAAATAATTCGAGGATTCATTCTTCGAGCTGCCTCGAATACTTTTTTTGTTGTTTGCAACCCTTTACGGTCAGGAAATAATCGAACAATATCTTCCATCAATTCCATAAACTGATCATTAAAAACAGACAAATAATTCACGGCCATAATTTTTATTTTGAAAACATTTTTAAATCCATATCTCGTTGATTACGAATACTTTCTAATGATTGTGATTTTGTATTTTCTTGTTTTGTTCCATATGATTCTGCGGGTGCTGAAATATTTGCCATATCATCTATCGGTACATAATTATGCAATTGTCTCATTCCTCCACTACCCGTTGCATTTAAATCATTGGCATCCATATCTAAAAAACTAAAATTATCCGAAACAATTCCACTTGATCCACTGCCAAAAGAAAAAGATATTGGTTCCATTTGTTCCATTGTTGCCTGTTTAACTGATTGTTTTATTTTATGTTTGAGATGCTCTTTAATTTCCATCCCCGAATACAATCTCCCATTCTCCTCAAGTGATAATAATGTCGGAACTCTTACAACATTTGGTGGTAATATCATTTTTTTACCATTCCCCATTACAATATACGTTTTACCATTTTCTTGGACTCTTGAATCAATACAAAGAAAATGTATTTCTTTCGCTACTTCTGTATTTGTTAATTCCTTAATCAATTGTTTTGAATTATCGCAATAATTTGAATAATATAAAATATCGGACATTATGTTATGTTGTATTATTATTCTTTTGTATTTTTTACATTATAACTATAATTATTAATTAATCAAAATATATTTACTTTTCTTAGTTCATTTCATTTTTCGAATCCATCTAAGAAAAAAGTAAATATATTCAATTGATTCTTTTTTCACGTTTTTTGCAGTTTTCAAAACCCCTTGAGAAAAATAAAATAATATCAATAACTTTTTCTTAGTTCATTTCATTTTTCAAATCCATCTAAGAAAAAAGTAAATATATTCATTCGATTCTTTTTTCACGTTTTTTGCAGTTTTCAAAACCCCTTGAGAAAAATAAAATAATATCAATAACTTTTTCTCAGTTCATTTCATTTTTCAAATCCATCTAAGAAAAAAGTAAAATATATTCAATTGATTCTTTTTCACGTTTTTGCAGTTTTCAAAACCCCTTGAGAAAAATAAAATAATATCAATAACTTTTTCTTAGTTGATTTCATTTTTCGAATCCATCTAAGAAAAAGTAAAATATATTCATTCGATTCTTTTTTCACGTTTTTTTGCAGTTTTCAAAACCCCTTGAGAAAATAAAATAATATCAATAACTTTTTCTTAGTTCATTTCATTTTTCAAATCCATCTAAGAAAAAAGTAAATATATTCATTCGATTCTTTTTCACGTTTTTTGCAGTTTTCAAAACCCCTTGAGAAAAATAAAATAATATCAATAACTTTTTCTTAGTTGATTTCATTTTTCGAATCCATCTAAGAAAAAGTAAAATATATTCATTCGATTCTTTTTTCACGTTTTTTTGCAGTTTTCAAAACCCCTTGAGAAAATAAAATAATATCAATAACTTTTTCTTAGTTCATTTCATTTTTCAAATCCATCTAAGAAAAAAGTAAATATATTCATTCGATTCTTTTTCACGTTTTTTGCAGTTTTCAAAACCCCTTGAGAAAAATAAAATAATATCAATAACTTTTTCTTAGTTCATTTCATTTTTTCAATTCCATCTAAGAAAAAAGTAAAATATATTCAATTGATTCTTTTTCACGTTTTTTGCAGTTTTCAAAACCCCTTGAGAAAAATAAAATAATATCAATAACTCTTCATAGTTTATTCAATATTTATTAGATAAATAATAAAAGATAAATAATAAAAATGAACTAATGATATAATTAATTATATCATAATATATAATTGCACAATGGAACCAGTAATAAGTAATAAACAATTGTCTAGTTCGACAATGAAATTTCGATTGTCGGGAGTAAATCATACAATAGCAAATGCATTACGAAGAACAATAATTTCAGATATACCGACTGTAGTATTTAGAACTACACCATTCGCAGAAAATAAAGCAACGTTTGTAAAAAACACAACAAGATTTCATAATGAAATTCTAAAACAACGTCTATCGTGTATTCCAGTAAATTTTATGTCAAGTACAATGGCAGATTTTTATTCACTCAATATTGGATATGTAGATAATTTATTAAAAACGAGAAAAATACTTGATAATTATTTACTTGAATTGGATGAAACAAATACAAGTGATGTTATGATGAATGTAACCACGGAACATTTTAAAATTTTCAATAAAAGTGAGAACAAATATATATCCCAACAAGAAGTAAAACTTATATTCCCACCATTTATACCATACAACAAAGATACAGAATTTTATATATTATATGTGAAACTTAGACCCAAAATTACAGATGATATTCCAGGTGAGTCCATACAAATGAGTTGTGAATTTGGATATGGGAGTGCAAAAGAGGATGGATCGTTTACTATTGTACAGACGTGTTCCTATGGAAATAGTGTAGATGAAGAAGCAGCAGAATTGAAATTACAAGAAAAACAAAGTGAATGGGCTGCAACATTAAATCCAGAAGAGGTTGAAAGAGAGAGTAAAAATTGGATGCTTTTGGAAAGAAAAAGAATATTTCTACCCAATTCATTCGACTTTATAATAGAAAGTATAGGCGTTTTTGATAATGAATTTATTGTGATAAAAGCTTGCGAAATAATAATCGAAAGATTGTATTTATTGATTTATTCAATTGATTCAGATAAATTAGAAATAAAAATGTCACCCAATATAACTGAAAATAGTTATGATATTATTTTATTTAATGACGATTATACAATCGGTTCAATGCTTCAGTATGTTTTATATATTACATATTATCCGGATGTAATGAATTATTGTGGATACAAAAAAATGCATCCAGATGATTCATATAGTATTATTCGCGTATCATACAAAGAAAGCGTTGGACACGAAATTATAAAGGAACAGTGTAAAACATCAATTATAATGTTAATTGATGTCTTTCAAAAAATACGAAATTCAATTATACCAGATGATCCATTATTTGAAGTGAGACCAAGAGAGGATTGGGATGTTGCATTAGAGAAATTTTATAAATATTGAATAATTAAAATAAAATAAAACCCTATTCAATTATGATATTGTACAATCAGATACTTTTTTTATCGATTTCAATCTTTTTGACCTACTAACTCTATGAACGGGAATTTCTTCTTCATTTTCAGGTTCTTCTATGACGGTGGATAAATAATCATTAGACGGGTGAACAAATGCATCTGAAATATATGAAAAATATGGCAATCTTGATAATATAAATCCTTGACTGGTTGATTCTGTATTATTCATCATCATTAATTCTATTTCTTGTACAGTTGTTGTTTTAGGATATATAAAAACCATACTTTTCATTCTTAATGAATCACCTTTATTTAAACTCGGGATACTCTGGTTGTTACTACCATACAAATTATAAAGTGTAATATTTCCTTCGATGTTATTTATTTTTGCAGTAAAATAAATAATATTATTTATTCTAGTTATAAATGTATTGATACAAGTCATACTTATTTGACCACCTCGACTAAATCTTTTATAAAAATAAGTAAATATTTCATCCTTCATTTTATCGACAGTCATTGAAACAAGAATATCCTTTTTAATTTTTGTACGTACAGCATCTGATAATACCAAAGAGATATTGGAGTTTTCTATAAACTTATCGGGTACATTACCGTCAAAAGTTATATGTTTGGAAAATATTTCATTTTCTAAATGATTCATAATTTCATAACTTCTCCTTTTTCTTTCTTCAAGAGAATCGGATTCATTCATACCAAAATGTTCATTAAATAACAATTTATTACTTTCATCTTTATAATAATATTTACAAATAAATAATAATAGTGCTGTACCGGTTCTTCCCAACCCCCCAAGACAATGTATTAATGTATGTTGTTGAGAATGGGATACTTCCATTCTTGATAATGCACCATATACATCAAAATATCCTCCATCCATATCTATCCAGTGATACTCATTATAATCACAAGGGTGGTGAGTTGATGACATTCTACCCTTTTTATCAACCGATGTATTATATTCTCTACAGATTGACTCCCATATTTCTATTTCTTTATTACCACAACCTTTGGGTTCCCTTACTTGTAACCCATCATCACGTATCCATTGTAAATTACACCCATTTAACGATATAATCCGATTAATACCCTTTATATATTTATAAAAAAGAAGTGTACTTCTGCATTCATCCTCATCATCTTTAGGTATACCCGTACCATTCAAAAATAACGTTGTTCCTGCAACATCTTTTAATTTAATTAAAGTTGTCCATCCCCGATGCCAACTTGGTACTATAGTACCATTATTCATTCCTTCGACAACTTCAATGGTTTTGGATAATTGATTACCACCAATATATACCGACCTTCTTACAGTATTACCCTTTTTATGAGTATAAAAATGAGATGTATCGATGAATTTATTTTTATTTGTTGATTTTCGTTTGGGAGTAACAACAATATTATATTTTTTATTTCGACTAGAACTTCGTGTAGTCACTGACTTTTTATTTGAAGTTTTTATTGAGTTACGTTCAGAGTCATAGTTTTGAGAATATTTCAACCCAAAACTATTTGTATTATTGTTCATATAACAATACATATTCCATAATTGTTGGAGTGAATATACATCAGATTTTCTGTATGAATCGATTATACATAACTCATCTAATAACATTTTTTTTGTTAATTTGGGTGGACAGGTTGAATAAGATTCACGAGTTTCACCATCATAATATTCCTTTATGATTTGGATAATTTTCAAACTATTATTAAATAACATACATTATTGGCATATAATAAGTTTATTGATATATTAACCGGTAAATTATATTAATCTTATTATAAATAACATCAATTAAAAGTGTGTAAATAGTATAATATAATATGACCGAAATAGGATTTATTATAACTAGACACGTAAATAATGAATTAACAAATCAATATTGGATTTATTGTGTTAAATCGATTAGACAATATTATCCGGAAAATAACATTCTTATTATAGATGACAATAGTAATTATGATTTTGTAACTGATGAAGAATTTTACAAAACTACTGTTATACAAAGTGAGTATCCAGGGAGAGGTGAATTATTACCTTATTATTATTATCTACACAATAAACTTTTTGATATTGCAGTAATAATTCACGATTCGGTGTTTATAAATAAACATATAGATTTCAACGTTGAAAATTATAAATTCTTATGGGATTTTGAGCATTATTTCGATGAATATGAAAAAGAGGTAAATATGATAAATGTATTTAACGACCCTGTATTATTATCATTTTACAATAATAAACATTTATGGAAAGGGTGTTTTGGGGGAATGTGTATTATAAAACACGATTATTTAGTCTTTGTAAATAACAAATATGATATTAGTAAATTACTAGAACACGTATTAAATAGAAATAGTCGTTGTAATTTTGAAAGAGTTATTGCTTGTTTATTACAAATATTTCAAAATATGGATAATAATGTGTCATTATTGGGGGATATACATAAATATTGTATTTGGGGAATAACTTTTAATGAAATTGATAATTATAGTCATTTACCAATAATAAAAATTTGGACAGGTAGATAAACCTTATTTATGTATCTGTAATTACAAACGCCAAATATAATATAACAATAAAGATATTATGTAATGTTTTTACATTAATGTCATCTTTTGACAAACTTTTAACATTACATAAATATGGTTTATTTGAACATAATCAATACGATAAATTAGTGTATGAGAAATCACATATTATTATTCCTTTTAGTAAATATTCAAGTACAAAGTATAAAAAAACTGTACATAATGTGGATGGATTTATTTTTTATATTTATTCAATTTCTTCTAAGAAAGAAGAGGTGAATAAATATACATTAAACAACATTCTAGGTATTCTTCGTAACAATAAATCGTTATTCATTGATTTCATTCAAGAAATGAATATTTATTTCAATGAAAAACAAATAATACATAACAATTATTTTAGTATAAATGAGATAAATGATATACTTATTCGAATTTATATTATCGAATTAACAAAATCTACAGATTCTATAAGTAAATTACCACCTACAGTAGATATTCTTTTAGATATGGTAGAATCTTCGATTGTAGAAAGTAAACCAATTATACAAAATAATCCATTTAGTAATTATATCTTTTGTGAAGATCCTGAGAAAAAAAATCCGATAATTACTCCATCTATAACTACAAAAAATACTATCACCACACCCACAACCACGCCCATACAACAACCCATACAAAATATACAACATATACAGCGACATATAGAGCGTAATCAAATGAAAGGTAATAAATCCAATTATAAAAAGAAAAGTATACCTCTCGTTTTGAAGAGAAAATTATGGGATAAATATTTTGGAGAACAAAATGGTATTGCACAATGTCCTTGTTGTAAAATGTCACAAATATCCACTTTTTCGTTTCATTGTGGACATATTGTTAGTGAAAAATGTGGTGGGTTACTTGTTTTGGATAATTTAATACCTTTATGTCAATCGTGTAATTCCTCAATGGGAATGAAAAGTTATACCGAATTCTGTAAAGAAATAGGAATACCAAGTCATATTATTTAATGTTCACCAAAGATTACTTTATCAATAGTTGTTTTTACTCCAAACAAATGGTGTAAAAAAATACCGAGTAAAAAACAGATTATAGTTATGTATATGTAATAATTTAATGTTCTATTTTTAAAAAACGACCAAATAAACAATGACAAAAGAAATGTTGATATAACATCAACAATGGCCAAATTAAATACTCTGTACGAATGTACACCTTTACCAGGTTCTCCAAAAATATTTTTATAACGAGTTAAAATACCATTAAACATAATATAATATATCGTGATATATTATATTATCAAGTTAAAATGTCAACATTATCAGAGGAAATACTATGGAATAAATACAACCTTTTTGTTCCAAAGAGAAATAGAGTATCCAAAAAGGTTTTTCATTCATTGTATAAAGAGTATAAAAATCATCCAGATGAAAAGGATGAAATATTAAACAAGTTGAAATCACTCAGTAAATTAAAGGGTAGGGTCGATTCATCTAAGAATAAAAGTAGCAATAAAAGTAAAAAAAATAAAAGAAAAAATGTTACGCGACGTCGTTATTGAAATGGGAAAACTGTTTCAATGCGTAATATAAATTTCCAACATCCATTTCATTTATATAATTTGCAATATTTACATTACGATCACGTAAATAATTATCATTCAATTTTTTCAGATGGTATACCATATTTACGTGATGGGGTTTACTTTTAACAAAGTATGAATTTATACGACCAGCACCTGTAATATAAATACGATAAAAATAAGAATCTAGTGTATAATAGAAATTGGATAGTAAATAATAATATACATTAAATTGATTTGTATGTTCAGGATAATATGTTAAATATACACCCATTTGATTAGATTTCGATAGTGTAATATATCTATACAATAGACTGGTATGATTACCACATAACTCTTTTATTTGCAAATAAGTATTATTACGGATTTTTGTGTATTCACCTGTATGTGGATTTTTAAAAACAACACCCATAATATTATAATCAGGATTATTTTCATACGCTTCTTTTATATCTTCAATTGTCGTAAAATCATATTTCAATGGAAAACTCAATACTCGTGTAAGATTTTTCACTTGAATCAACTCATTTACCTGTTGTCGAATATCATCCATATCCATATAAAATACCTGATTATCAACTATTTTGTAGGATGCAATGAGATACAATCTTGGCTCTTTTACATTTCCAACTATACGATTATCCGGATGTTGTAAGACAAAACTATAACATAATGATTTGTCAAAACAAATATGATGTAAAAAGTTATAATAATACGCTTCATTAAACATAGTTATAAATTGTTTGGTACGTTGATTGTTAATATCAAAATCTATATATTTGAAATGATTTTTACACCCAATTGTATTTTTTGTGGAATATTCCCAACTACTTGTAATTGTATCCCAAAACATATTTATCATTGTACCCTCAACATATTCTTCAATAATAGGTGTAAATTTATTATTTTCCACATCTATCATAAAATCATCCCATTGTATTGATTTGGGTGGAGAATAACATACAACTTTACCATCATTTGTTGATACGACACTTCTAATATGACCTAGTGTTTTAACATTGGTATAATCTTTCATATCAACCAATGACTTATCGTATCGACTAATCGAATACTCATATTCAAGTTCATCTGATTTACATTTTTTTCTATCTTGATAGAATGTTTTTTTAAGATATTCTGAATCAATATATTGTTCAAGATTAATAATAAAATTCATCTTTGTAAAATGATATAATGTTATTGTTCGATATTCTTTTATGTTTATTTTGTCTCTAATATTCCATATTGTAAGCTATGATTTATGGTTCTATATATCGCATATAATGTTACACAAAATTCGCCATTCAAGTATAAAGGATATACATTCTATACACCACGCAGTTTCATACGAACAATTAAAATGGTATAATGCATCAGATGGACACATTATAGAAAATATAATTCAACCACTAGGCCTTTTATTCCCCTGTATATTTTACACCGACATTCAATCTTTAATCGTGTCGATACTTATTGTAACTATACGCGGTTCTATGAGACACGACCATAGATGTTGTTGGTTAATAGGTAATCATCATTTATTACATCATAAATATCCAGAATATAATTATAGTGAATATTATGTAGATTATATTTTTGGAACATTATATCCTGGAAAGGAATCGTAAGAAATTCATAAGAAATACAATAAAATCTAAGAAAATACAGATGAATAATTTTAACAACATCAAGACATATTACAAATTTTGATGTTGTTATATTTCCACCTCATATGATTATTGAATTATTAAATAATGTAGAAATAGAATATCGGGTAATAAATATTAAACAAACTCACAGTAAGCGCTCAAATTGGTGAAGAGGTAGTATGAGACGGAAACTTATTAAATAGTAGCAGAATGAAAATCTGCAAATAACTCTTATAATTAATCGAAGGCGGGAATGTGAAATATTTATATCGTAATATTATAATTGAAATGGAAAATGAATTACAAATGTTGGAAGACGAAACAACCGAAAATTCAAATATACGTTTACAATTAGGTGATATTATACAATTGGTAGATGAATTCGAAAAATCTAATAATGGTACATTTTTGATAGAATATATAGACGATTCTTTTTTGAAACTAAGAAACGAAGGGGGTAATGTTGTTGTATATGAATTGGATGATGGATATATAATTAATACCAGTATTAGTGAAATACATATTCTTTCTCGTGCAGAAAGTCCAAGTTGGATTGTACAAAACAACTATAAAATATACGATTGGGTAAATATATATATTGACGGGGATGTACCTATTATAATAGTAGGTCAAATATCCAATATTGAAGAAGATATGATGGAAATCGTAAATATAGATAAAAGTATTCTGTATATAAACTTCGATTATAAAGGTATACCCTTGGATATTCCGATTACAAAAATAGAATTGAATACAAAACTTATTGAAAAAGGTGAAAATATCACTCCTTTGGTGAACAATGAACAAGATAATGATACAGATAGAGATGAAATCGGTAATGAAGTCAATGAAGATGAAGAAGGGATTATAAAAGATGAAAATGATAATATGGATGAGGGAGTTGGGGAGGCTGTAGTTGAAGATGAGAATGAAGAGTTTGGGTATGATGATACAGAACCACCTGTCAAGAAAATGGCTCGCGAAGTATTGGATAAATGGATTCGTGAAGGAGATAAAATATTAATGGGTAAAAATATCAATATCGATGAAATAGATGAAACCCAACG